ATGCAGTCCATCACCCCACCCCACACCCACGCTACCTTCATCGGGCCCGCCTCGATCGATGGCCCGGCGCATTTCGTACCCTTGGCCGGCGTGCGCGCTCGGCTTGGATTTCCCTCACCCGCCGATGACTTCATGGACGAGTCGATCGACCTTCACCGGCTGCTGGTCCGCAATCCGTCCGCCACGTTCCTATACCGCGCCGATGGCTGGTCGATGCTGGGCGTGGGCATCAGCGACGGCGATATCTTGGTGATCGACCGCTCTGTGACGCCGCAGGGCGGCGACCTGGTCATCGCGGTCTGGGATGGCAACCAGCCAACCTGCAAGGTGCTCAAGACCTTCGAACACCACCTCGAGCTCCACTCGGCCAATCCCGAGTTCCCTCCCATCGTCCTGGACCAAGGGACGGAGGTGGAGGTCTTCGCGGTGGTGGGCGTGGTGCGCCAGATTCAGCGGAGGCGCGGCCATGTTCGGCCTCGTTGACGGCAACAACTTCTACGCCAGCTGCGAGCGCGTGTTCCAGCCCAAGCTGCGCGGCGTCCCCCTGGTGGTGCTGAGCAACAACGATGGCTGCGCCATCGCTCGCTCGGCCGAGGCCAAGGCACTGGGCATCAAGATGGGTCAGCCGGCCCACGAACTGAAGCACCTAGTGCGTCGGCACGGGCTGCAGATGCGATCGGCGAACTTCGGCCTCTACGGCGACATGAGCGCTCGGGTCGTTTCCATCTTGCGGGAGGCAGCGCCACGCGTGGAGGTCTACAGCATCGATGAGAGCTTCATCGACCTGACAGGCGTGCCCGGCCGCGAGGCCTTCGCAAAGGAGCTGCGCACCAGGGTGCACCGCTGGACCGGCATACCGAACTGCATCGGCATCGGCCCGACAAAGACGCTGGCCAAGCTCGCCAACAAGGCGGCGAAGACCGGCACGGGCGTGGTGGATCTCGGCGACAGGGCGGCCCGTGATGCCCTGCTGCCGAAATTTCCAGTGGAAGACCTATGGGGCGTCGGCCGGCGCTTGGCGCCGAAGCTGGTGGCGATGGGCGTCCGGACCGCCGCAGATCTCCGGGATGCGCCAGCGGATGACATCCTTGCCAAGTTCGGGGTGACCTTGGCGCGCACGCAGCGTGAGCTCCAAGGCCACCCGTGCATGGAACTGGAGGAAGTGGAGCCCGATCGGCAGCAAATCATGGTGAGTCGCTCGTTCGCTGACCGGGTGCACGACCACGAGGCCGTGGCCCAGGCACTCGCAACCTTCGCGGTGCTCGCCTGCGAAAAGCTGCGCGCTCGCGGCATGGTCGCTTCCAGTCTGTGGATCTTCGCTCACTCGGACGCCTTCCGCCCGGAGCTGCCACAGCACACCGCCAACCGGACGATAGCTCTGCCGGCGGCGACCAGCGACACGATGCTCGTGCTGGGGATGGTTCGCCGCATGCTTCGCGGCCTGCTGCGGGAAGGTATCGGGTACAAGAAGGCGGGTGTCGCCCTGCTTGATCTAGCGCGACCGGAAGACGTTCAGCAGGACCTGTTCGCGCCAGCGGTCGCTGGCGACCAGAGGCTCATGGATACCATCGACCAGATCAACCGTAAGTTCGGCCGCGGCGTGGCCGGCTTGGGTGCTTCGGGCTGGAAGGACAAGCCGGCTTGGGGCATGCGGCAACGCATTCTATCGCCCGACTACACAACGTCCGTTCACGAGCTGCCTCGAGCCTACTGTTAGCACTGCAGCAGTCACGGCAGTGGATCTCTGAAAATTTACGAGCTTTCGCCGTCAGCAGCCTTAGAGGCGCGATTAGAACTGTTATTACTCAAGCGGAAAACTTCGTTATTGATTTTGAGCGCAGTGTCAATGATTCGGCGTACACGCTCGATTTGACCGGCCACCTCTGCGAGACTGACCGCATCATTCATGCGGTAATCTGCCCGCACTCTCGCATCACGCGCAGCGTCCAATGCCGCTAACATCTGATTTTTCAGTGGAACCAAGCACCTTAGGTCAACCCCAAGCGAGTCCGTGCGCCACTCCCTGAGCCGCTCAAACATCTCAGTGTGTGAGATGTGGACAGAGTTAGCGGGACATTTTCGCGACTTTGGCAGCTGATCAACAAACGGATGGAGCACATGAAAAGCCGCGTAATAGGATCTACTACACGCTGCGCGTAGCGTTACTTCGTCCGATTGCGAACAAGCATGCCTCTTCGCAAAATCTCGCAAATTCTCAGGCGATATTGGCATCAGCCGCCTCGGCCAACGTTGGAAGAAACGCCAAGCTCGCCGCGCCGGAGCTAACTGCTGAGAAGTTCTCCATTGCAAGACGACCGTAATAATCCCATTCCGCTTCAGTGCAAAGACTTGGAGTCGTTGCGACCAAGATTTGAACGTGAACCGTCGCCGGGAGGTTATCGTGCGGAACAAATGATGATTTCACTGCAACTATTTTCAAGCGCTTTTCGCGCAAGAATTTAATAGCACAACCCACCGGCTCGGACCAGGCGTCACCTTCCAATCCATGCGCCGCGAGCAATGCAGTCGCATCATCAGCGTTAACCGCATAGTTGCTACAAGGCAGCGGCTCCTCAAATTGGAAAAGATCCGAAGGAATCACTTCACCCACGACTTGAGCGGAAGCAATACCTAGATCTCCCTGAAATTCGTCCTCCGGGACGTCGCCACCAATCGACACAAGCTCCTCACGCAAGCTATACGCGTCATATAGAAGGCCAACATAACCAAGCAAGCTCGTAACAGCGCGCATTGCTGGGAGGTTTCCCTCTAGTGTATGGCGATACTCACCAAACTTGGCTTTGACCTTTTCGACCTGTCCAGTTACGCAAAGCATTGCGAGCCACCGAACGATGATATTTGGATCGTTCGGGAGAATTCGCAACGCGCGCGCGAAATTCTCATCGGCATCATGAAATTCATTTGCTATCGCAGCAGTGTAGCCACGAAGCTCCCACGCACCAGACGCATCGATTGATACCAGATCATCAATCTTCTTCTGGAGGCGGCGCTGACTCAACAGATCGCTTGCACCGGTCTTCAGCGTTTCGAACGCATCGGCCAAGGTATCGTTGAATATAGTTTTCGGGGAAGCGCTGGCTGACACAGATGCGCGGCCGATGGGCAGAGGGATCCAGCATATCACCCCCAACCGCCCGCTGTGACGAGGGGCTGCTCCCCAATTCGTGTGATCGATACGGGGCAGTCAACAGGATCCTATTCATGTCGGGCCGATTCGCCTAGACCACGATTCAGACGCCACGGCACGTCAGTGCGATGCAAAGTTGCCGGCGGGCCGCTGCTCAGGCGCACCATCACCCGGGCTGAGCTGCCTGCGGCTCCCGGATCCGGCATGTCGATGATGGGTCGCGGCGCAGCCGCGGACCATAGGCCAACTGCGTAAGACAGTGTGGGCGCTGCCCTACGCCGCCAGCCGATGCTCGTAGAACGGATGGCGCTTGTCGTCGAAGATCGCGTAGAGCGCGCCCAGGTCGGCCGGGTTGGGGTTGAGCCAGGCATCCACGTGCTCGGGCCTGATGTTGATAATCGTCCGGTCATGGCCAGCCTCGGCGACCTCGGGCTCGGGGTCATCGGTGATCGCCGCGAAGGACAGTAGATCGGGCTCCTTGCCGGCCGGATCCACCCAGTGGGACCACAGGCAGGCCACCAGCATCGGATCGCCCGTGCGGGGTCTGAACTGCACCACCTGGTTGCCGCCGTCCGGCCCCTCCACGTTCTCGTAGAAGGTATCGACCACCATGAGCGCGTGCGTGTACCCGAAGGCCGGCCGCCAGAAGCCCTCCAGGCTGTCGCGCCTGGCGTTGTAGGTGCCGGGATAGCGCTGGTCGTAGCTGGCCGGCTTCCCGGCGAGCCGGCACTGGTAGCGCATCGGCTTCACTACTCGCTTGCCGCCCTCCGACACGATCACGGTGCCGTACACGCCGGGGAAAATCCGCGAGTCTCTTGCCACGTGGTCGGTGCGCCGAAGGTCGGCCAGCTTGCCTTGGGCCCGGGCGATCTTGTTGGTCGCCACCCGCACGTCGTTCTCGGCCTTCTTCGTGACCTTGGTCTGCAGCGCGCGCTCGGCGTTGACCAAGCGGGTCTTCTGGGTGAACAGCTCCTGCTCGAAGGCAGTGGCATCCCCGGAGTTCCAGCCCTGGATCGCCGCCCACACCGATCGCTCGGCAGGGCTGCGGCCCGCGGCGAACGCATCGTCCATGGTCTTCGGCGTCTTCGGCCTCTTCTTGCCCGGATCGTGGGCATAGAGCGCCGCAAACTCGTCCATAGAGACCACCGCCCCGAACTCGCGCACGAGCTTGTGGTAATCGGCCTTGATTTGAGCGGAATAACACATGGCCGGATTACACCACGGCCCGCTCAAGGATCCGTGAGCGATGAAATCTGCCAAACCTTAACAAGCGGACGACTATGATTCACGTTCGAGGCATGCCGGCCCCGTCGCCAAGCACAGAGGCCCATGCCCAACACCGGACAGTTCTATCTCGTTGACGTCGCTGGCCAAGCCGATGAGGCTGGGCGGCTGCTTGAAGTAACGAGCGTTCAGTGCCGATGCCTGCCGTGCGGCTGGTCGTTTGATGCCTTGCCTGGCCGGGGCCTGATTGCCATTGCGGGAGGAGCCGTTCTCGCCTGCCCGCATTGTGAGAATCGTCAGGCCGTCAGCCTGGCTAGATTTTCTGAGTTCATTGACCGCGTTGGCAGCGGGTCTCGCCCAGCACCCACGGATGCCGATCACCTGAGCCACTAGGGGGCTGAGACGGTTGCAATGCTGCTGGCCAGCAAGCGATGGAGGCCTACCGCGTCGGCAGGCGATGAACAAGCCAAGCAAGGAGCTTGAGGAACCCCTCGAGGCTCGGATTCCATCCGAGGCCGCGCTATTAAAGGTGGCCAATCGTCTCCGATGGCCACCCATGTGAAGCCTATTGCTATCAGCCTACATCTGCTGACCGCACTCCAAAGTGGTTTCTTGTGGTCGCCAATCGCAAGCAATGATCACATTGTCGTTGCCACCGCCGCCGATCCCGTGAAAGCGCGCACCGATGTCCAACAGCGCACCGAGGAAGTCATCGAGACTGGTTCCGGCACTGAACGTCCACGTGCCAGCGTATTCCTGCGTGTTCTCAGCGGGCAGAACTTGCCCGTCGGCAAAACGACCGCTTCCAGGAACATAGCTGTAGTCCCCAAATACTGACGACTTAACAAAGGTGGACCGGCTTCCATCGTCACCTTTGATCACCACCTTGACTTGGAACGTCGCTTGGTCCCCAAAGAGGTTGTTCACCAAGTAGAAGACGCGCTCCATACCTGCTTTGAATCCGTCACGAACGGAGATCCGGCTGTCAATCCTGGTCTGTATAGCAGCACGGATGTTGACGTTACTCTGGATATCGTACGCAGTGATGCTGGGATCAAGCCAAGGAGCCTGGTCTCGAATTTCCTGAATTGGAATCTCGATACTCATGACCATTGGCTCGCCATATATCTGTGCGGCGGCCTGCAACTCTTGCATTGCAGCTTGCTCTGCGGGCGATGCCTCTGCCTCTACCACATTCATCTCCTCACCAAATTCAATGGGAGACTCGCCCCAGCCCGACACTTGATAGTGCCGAAGAATGCCAGCGCTGACGTTGTAAATGGTGTGAGAACCGTCGCCCGAATACATGGCGAGCTCTCGCATTTGGTAAGCGTCACAACCATCACATGGCAACGTAACGGCTTCCACCGGAGCGGAATAAAGCGCCAACCCCGCGACTACCGCCAAAGCACTTACACATGATCTAATCATGCTCATTCGACATCACTCCTTGATCTAAGACAACTCTCGATTGAACCGCTCATGAATGTGAGCCAATCGTTTGTCTCATAGATGTCATGTGCTCGCAAGAACACCTGTCACAAAACTCGAGGCACTCGCTCCTGCGTCATCAGTACGTTGAGCATGCTCATCTTCTTCATTTACCACCACATGCCGGCGTGGTTGAAGGCGAGCCAGGCCGGTGACTGGTTGGCGGCCGATCAATGCGATGGCGATGCTGCTAGCCAATAAGCTGCGGTCCCCACCCTCCCCGGAATTGCTACCCCGGCTATTTGGGGCAAAACTGTCTAGAGCAGCGTGCGACGCCGATCAACGAGAAGAGCTGTTCACAGAGCGGGCTACGCGGGAGCTTTCGACGTCGCCCTATTGGTGGCGACGATCTGCTTGGCCAGAGATTCTGCGGCGGTCAATGCATCTAGGCATGAGGACGCCCGCCAATTGACTTGCTCAGCCACAACGTCCCCGACCTTGAGTGAAAGCAGCGTCCAATCAGCTTGGCTGCTGCGCCAGAGCTCTGCGGAATAGCTATATGCATCAATGGCGAGCTATACCGTGAAACATGCATCATTTGATCGAGTTGCCATCGGTCTCCTTCGCGACGTCGCGATCCGAAAGGCGTGTCGTCGTCCTTTTCCTGTGTCGCCTCCAAGCACGCTCGGCCAAGCCGGCAAGACCCAAAAAGCAAGCAAACAGCAGTGCAAGTTCCAGCAAATTGATCAGCAAGTTCATGGGGGCGCCTCGTGGCGGCAACTACGCTTCAAAAAACGAAATGGCTGTGCCCCCTGCACACGAAAATGTAAGTCCCGGGTCAATTGGAAAACTGAGACCTACATCACCATTTCTCACCTGCAATACGACTGGACGTCAAAGTTTCGACTCAGGGATCGTCGTTCGTCTCATAACCGGATGAACTTCCAGGGCTTTCGCCGGGTGCCGCGATTCGGAGGTGTGAAACACGCCATCCTCCATGCGACCTAAAACGACCGCTGTCTCCAGTGACTGCGTACCTCACAGCAAGCAATGCGGCTTTCCCCTTACCGACGTGCCAAGCCCGAATCTTGTCGTAGGCATATTTGTAACGCGCAACATGCATCCGCATCTCGTCCATTCTTTCGTTAAGCACCGGTCGAGAATAGGCGAGCTTCGACGCATATTGATGTATCGGAGCTAACTTCCGTCAAAACTTTGACACGGCATCCGATCCTCCGGCAGGTCTTGGCAACAGGTGGCGAGAGCCGTGCGATAGCGATGCTGCTGGCCAGCGAGCCTCCTTCCACGGAGGCATACCGGGTCAGGCGCGCGGCCAACATGCCACGCAATAACAGGACGGAAACGACCACAGCGCCAGTGATTCCGCTTTCGCCGACAGCGATCAGTACAAGGTGATCCCCCGCGACGCCATCCGTGAGCGGGAGCGTGCGTACACGGCATCCAGCTCTGCCTGTGTCAGTGCGCGATCGAAGACCACCAGCTCCGCGTGGGCCACCGAACCATCGTAGGGAGTCGTGCTCGACACGTAGTAGGCGTTGCCCAGGGCCAGGTTGCGTGCGGACTTCGCATAGGCCTGCGCGAGGACGTTGGAGACCATGCTCGCACCACCCACGTACGCCTTCCACGCTCTCGATCCCACCTCGAAGGTCATCGCCATGAAGATCCAACCGCCGCGAGCACCTGCGATGTTTGCAGCGGGCATGAACGTGACGGTGCCATTCGGTCGTGCCAACAGCTGGAACGTATCCGATGCACCGCCACGGAGAATGCCAAAGCCCTTGCCGTCACCGGCTCCGCCCTGAAGCGTACCCGCGATGATCGAGCCTCGGCCATCCTGCCCGTCGTAGCGCATGACTGTGCAGACAGTGAAGGAATCAGGTTCAGGAAGGCTGCTGACCAGCCCATTTTGACCACCCGCCGCTGTATGCAGGAAGGCATTGGCGTAGGAAGGCGGAGCGCTGGGGTTTGCCGGGGCAAGGGTCAGCCGTCCCTTCAGGCCAATCAGGGACGCGTCACTGCCGCCGAAGAGGAAATGGTCGATGGCGTCGGCCTCGGGGAGATCCCCGAAGACCGGTGACCAGCGACTGGACGAGAGCGCGGGCGCGCCGGCCGGAGGGGCGATGCCCTCGACAGTGGGAACTTGTACGCGCATGGGATCAGGCTCCGATCGTGATGAACTGGTGGCACAGCGGCTTGTACATCTGACGCCCGCCGCATTCGGGGCTCCATTGGCCGATGGATGTGGTGGATCGGACGGTAGAGCGCGGGATCGTCTCCGCCGCGCGGTCACCGGTGGACGGATGGGTGACCAGGGCAGCGTTGACCTGCGTTGCCGCATTCGCGTCGGCAACCGTCAGCGTCATCTGGCTGCCGGTCACTTGGACGTTACTGACGGTGGTGCCGGTCACCGTGATGCCTGCGTTCTCGATCGCTGCCACCAGCCAAGCGACATCGATCGTAGCGGGCTCGCTCAGCTGCACGACGATCTGCGTGCCGCCGGACCGTACCGCCGAGACCATATGCAACGGTTTCCAATGCCCGGTCTTCTCCACCTGGCTGATCGCCGCCTCGAAGAACTCACCCTGCATGGCGTGCCCGAGGCTGCTCTGGTGAAGATAGTCGGTGTGGAACGGATAGGGATAGGTCGGGCCCGTGCAGAAGAAATCGCCCCACTGGGCGTAGACCTCCAGCGCCTTGGCCAAGATCGAACGGACGGCTTGGTTGCCGCCGCCGCGGAAGCTGGACATCTGGCTCGCCATCATCCGCAGAGGAACGGTCTGCCCGGTGATCGGGTAGAACTCGGTCTGGTAGCTCTTCAGCAGATCGTAGGTCTTCTGGCCCAAGGCGCTATCACCCGAATCCGTCTCGCTCATCTGCCAGTTCAACCGGCTGAAGTCAGCCCTTTCCCCCGTGAGCGCGAGACCGTCCACCGTGCGCTGCAGCGCGGTGCGGAGGTTCGCGAAGTTGAAGAATCCCGCCGGTGGCGACTTCACCATGTTCGCGATGGCCTGGCCGCCCTCGCCCACCGAAAACACCACCATCTTCGGCACATAACCGGCGCAAGAAGCCGCAGCGCGCGTGGACCAGCGGCGTGCCGCAGCCTCGACGCCGATCGTGCCGTGCTGGTTGGTGGGCGCGATCGATCCCCGCAGGCGAGCAATGCCGGTGATGGAAGATGCCAGCAGTTCGGTCGAGGCGCCGCCCTGCGTGGGCGTGCCCATCCATACGTTGTTGGCAGCGGTCGCTGGCATCAGAACCCGATCCGGGTAGGGATAGAACTCGCCATACACCACGGAGCGGCTGGAGGTGCCCGCCTGGCCGGGTGCGTTGGACTGCCCGTTGTCCACCATGATCGCCACCCGATCGAGCGGGAAAACCTCACCGCTGCCGATCCCAACGACCGCCGCGTGCGTGGCGCCGCCGCCGTCCCGGAAGACGCCACGCGCCACATCGTTCGTGGTCTGCACCTGCACCCAGCGGCGAGCCGAAACGTCGTCCAGCAGTCGATCCCCGGCTGGCGTAGCGGCGCGCAGGGCGCCGTCCAGCACGTAGCCAAGCGAGCGGCCCGTATCGGCCACACCACCACCCCCGGAGCCGCCATCGGTCGGCATCACCCGCTGCGCCGCCACGTCGTACCAGACAAGCGGATACAGCGCGCCTCCATACCTCGTCAGCAGAAGGGGAATCACGCCGTCAGGCCCCACATCGTAGAGCGCGAAGCCATCGAAAGGCTGCTTGATCGATGCCGCCTCGGAAGCAAGATCCAGCTTCGTCTGAACCTTGTCCGCCTTCGTCTCCAGCGTGTCCGCCCGCATCCACTGCCAACGGCCGCCATTGGCGCGGTACTGGCCGCTGTTGCTGACCGTGGCGCCGGTGATCGGATCAACGTGCGTGCCGGCATCGCCGATCACGTCCGCTGCGAAGCCGTCGTGTCGTGTTGTGTCCGCCTGCAACGCGGACCAGGTCTGGTAACGCTTCAGCCCGTTGTTGGCAATGAATTGGTCGTACTCGGACTCCAAACCAGCCCAGCTGCGCCGCTGCACGCCCCTGCGGTCCTGCCACGTTGCCGACGCCCCATTGATGCCCGCATCCAGGTTCTCGGCGTTGTCGTACAGATCTTTGACCGCAGTCGACGGCACCGGGTTCCCAGTGTTGAAGGTCGTCATCTTGATGTTTCTCCGTTGGTGTTACGGCGCGGCCGCGTCGTCGTACTGGTAGAAGGCGGGGTCGTACTGCAAGGCGGCGAGCTCTACAGAGCCGTCTTCGCCCGGTGTCAGTTCAGTGAGCACTGCGTCGTAGCCCGCTCGCGAGCTATCACAGAAGATCAGCTCCGGCGGATCGACGGTCGGGTCGGTCATTACCCATGTTGTGAACGAGTGCTCGCCGGGAAGGGCAGAGGCGGCGATGCTGAGCCGGTGGTCATCGATGCGGGTGGGGAGGATCACCCCTGACAACGAACCATCCTGAAACCGGATCAAGCAGCGCGGGGCGGCCATGCTCCAGTCGAGGAACTCGCCGACTTGGATCACCAGTCGAGTCCCTTCGATATAGGCCTCCTCGATCATGGCGCTCATCGTGCTGGAGCCGGGGATATCGTCGAACAGCTTCACCCGATCGCCGTACTGGTAAATCAGACCCATCATCTCCGTCTTGGTCGTGTAGGTCAGGCGCTGCCCCTGGTGCTTCAACAGCCGACGCATGCCGATCCGGTACGCACGATCGCGAGTACCCACACCCTGCAGCTCGAAGTTCTCCACCTTCCAAGGCGTGCCGCCATCTGGCAGCCGGCACTCCACCGTCTCGGCTGCCCACGTCACCTCGTCGATGTAGGTCACGTCCACGCCGTCGAAATCGTCCGGACCTGGCGAGGTGAAAGCAGTCGTCAACGGTTCCAGCTGACGCTGAGGCGAGATGCCGCCACTCCAAGTCTTGATCCCCTCTCGTCCAGCCGAGCACATCGAATCGATCAGCAGGAAGTACCCCATGCCCGCCTGCGCAGCCATCTGCAGCATGTCCAAAGCACTGCTGCCGGACTTCTCCGCGCTGTAGTCGAAGAACTCGCCGCGCGGGGTCCAATAGATGTTCTCCAGATGCGTCAGGGTCTCACTGTCCAGCTGGTCAGCTGGCAGGCCGAGGGATCGCACGATGTGCGTCATCGCCCCGCTGATGCTGCGGGGTGTGCCATCGTCGTAGAGCCGTGTTGCCTCGACGTTGAACCGGCGGTCCGTCTGCGCCGCCAGCTTGGTGCCGGTGGTCACCGTCAGGCCGATGGTCGTAAGGTCGTCGTAGCGCGTGGGCCGCTGCGGCAGTCGCGCGCGCAGGCCCTGCCAGAAGCAGGCATCGCGCGCCGAGTTGCCGCCGCGCTCGGTCACCCGGCGCACGCGCACTTCGATCTGTCCCGGCGTGCCCAGCGTTATGCGCTCGGTGAAGCCCAGCGAATCCTCGGAAGTGGCCGTGTAGGCGTGGGTGCGTACCGACCACGGGTCGCCGGATCCGTACACGCGCCATCCCACTCGCACTGTCACGGTGAAGGTGCGCTTGTTGCCCTTGTCCGTGTACCAGATCAGGCCGCCGGGGAAGTTGAAGTCGTACTCGAAGGCGTCGGTGGTCTCTCCGTTGGGGCACACCAGGAACGGCCCAAGCCATTCTTCGCTCTCCTGCAGGCCTGTTGCCCTGTAGTCGGTCGCGGTCCGTGAGGTCCAGCCCGGCCAGCTGGTATCGACCACGCCGCCCTCGGTCAGCCGTTGGACCACCAGGGTGAGGCCGGAAACGGCAGTGATGCGGTACTCGCTCTGCCCACACGACATGGCCAGTGAGACGCTGCCCGGCGGCAAGCCGCCGAAGGCCGTCCCGCCGGGGCCGTCATAGGCCAGCGTTACGCGGGGCAACGTGGCAGGCGTGCCACCAGTGGTGGCCACACCCGCCGTGGCCGCCGGGCTGGGGCCGAACACCGCCGCCGGCAGTCCGCTGAAGGTGATGCTTCCGCCGGCATACGGGCTGGCCGCCTCGGCGATGGTGACCACCCCGCCCGATTGCGTCGCCACCAAGCCGCTGTCAACCAGCTGATCGTTGATCGCGGTGAGCAGCACGCCCAGGGTGATGTAGTTGGCCACCAGCGCCACGCTGTAGCTGGTGCCGCGCCAGACAACGCCGAAGGTCGCCGGGGTGCCGCTGAAGTCGAAGCCGGTGGCCGCAGCCGAGCCAGTGAGCAGCGCGGGGCTGCCGCCGACACCGGGCACGGTGGGCGAACCGGGCGCGTAGCTCGCCACGAACAACCCATAGTCGGCGCCGTTGTAGGTCAGCAGCACCGGCATGCCCACATACGGGGCCAGCTCGGCTACCGCGCTACCGGCGATGACGGAATAGAGACCGCTGGTGGTCGCGGTAAACGTCGCCGCCACCTTCAACGTCAGCACGGCGCCGACGGTCCAGGACGCCGGCACAGACGTGGCCGGCCGTTCCTTGCCGTTCGCATCGGTGACCGTCGCGTTGTTCAGCGTCAGCACGTTGCCCGACACGGTAACCGAATCGGCATTGAGACTGGTGGCCACGTCCGCCGTGTCGCTCAGGTCCAGGCCGGCTGTGCCCGAGGCGGTGGCGCCGACCTCGGTCGAGTTCACCCAGTTCTCCGAGCGCACGTCGCCGCCCACGTCGGCGCCCGGGGGGTAGATGGTCATCTCCACGTCGCTGCCGAAGGAACTCAGCGGGGTGTTGCCGAGCCTCGCCGAGCCGAGCGGGATCACGTGCCGGCCCTTGCCGACACAGACGAACATCTGGGTACGGTAGGTCTTGCCGCCTACGAAGCGCGAGACCGGCTGCACCAGATAGTCGGCCCACACCCGGCATCGTCCCAGAACCTCCCGTACTGGGCTCCCAAGGCGCGCAGTGTTGGCCCGTGCCGTATCCAGGCTCAGGCTATCGCCCTGACCGTAGCGGTTGCCGGAGGGCATGTTGGCGGCCATATAGATCGCGTACGCGGCCATGACGGCCACAACGACCCAGTAGACGACCGCGGCAGCGCCCTCGTAGTAAGGGATCGGGTAGATGCGCACATCGCTGTCGGCGTCGATCCAAGTGGTCGCCCAAGCGTCCGCCGGCACAGGTACGCCACACACCTCTATCTCGATCGGATGCGCACCCTCTCCCGGGTAACCCGGCACGTTGGACCGCAACCAGCCATCGATCGTGGTCCTGCCGTGGCAATGGGTCTCCAGCGCCTCGCCCGGCACGCGTGAGGGGAAAAATAGGATCACGAGTAGTACTCCACCCGATTGAATCGGCGTTCGAAACGCCCAACCGGAAGAACCGTGACGTTACGGCCGTCGTTGCACTCCAGCGCGCTCATGCGGCCCTCGACCTCCACCAGCACCGCCACGTGGGTCACCACGCTGCCCTGATAGCAGAACGCGACCGCACCCTCCACGAGGTCGCTGCCGGCGTGCTGCAGGGCAGCCTCGTTCGCCAGGTCAGCCAGGTCAGCGCGCGTCGCGCCCGGGTACTCGTCCCATGGCGCGAGGCCAAGGTCACGCCGCACCTCGTTGACGACGCCGTAGCAATCCAGCTCCGGGAACTTGCGGCCACCGCTGACCCAGACCACGTCCAGGTACTTTTCCAGATCGATTTTCATGAGATGTATCGCAGCCCCGGGTGTTTTTTGAGGTTGAAGCGGTCACGCGGCCAGGCCGTGTCGAGGATGTTCATAAAGCCGGCCGTGATCTGGACCTCCGTCGCTGACCATTGACCGCCCTTCACCACCATCGACAGCGGCTTCTTGACCGGCGCCAACAGGTCGTTGCTGAGGTACACCCGCAAGGTCACCAGGATCTCCAGCCGGGAAGCGAGTGCCGCACGGATCTCTGTGCTCACCGCGCCATCGATGTTGCTCAGCGCGAAGCGAAGGTCCTGGACCCCGTCGGCATTGCGCGCCGGCTTGGCCACATCCATGCCGCAGGCCTTGAAGGTCACCGCCTGCCCTGTCTCCAGCACCGCCGTGATGTCTTCCCAGCCCTTGGTGAGGTAGTGCGTCTGGTCGCCAACGGTGATCGCCAGCGTTTCGTGCTCCACCTCCGAACCGCCGGAGGCGTACAGCCGTTCAAGAATGCTCATGGCCTAGGCCACTCCCTGTTTGCAGCCAGGTCAACGATGTCCGAATGCAGGATCGCGTCGGGGTAGGCGGTTGAACCGTCAGCCAGCAGCGGCCGGCGGAACAGCTCCAAGGTGGCGCTGATCTGCCAGAAGTCGCCCTCAACGAGCACGGGGCCGTCGTAGAAGTCCTCAGTGAACTTGGAACGGTAGTAGTCGACCCCGATTGGTGTTTTCAGCTTGCACAAGAACCACGCGGCGCCGTCCGACAGGTCCTCCTGAACCCACTTCTCGAACAGGGCCGCCTGGATATCAGTGAGCAGCCAGGTCAGACCGACACGGCTAGGCGTGCTCGTGGCTTTCCTTCGGTTGATGGTTGCACCGCTGACGAACCGCGGCGATACCAGAGGCGACACGGGCTTGAACCCGTAGCCGGCGCGCAGCGGCATCGGCAGCCACGACGGATAGGGGACTGCTGCTGCCATGAGGGACCTCAGTTGAATTGCGTCGGGTTATCGGACGCGGCGTTGAACGGTGTTCCCATTGCGCAGGCCTTTGGCGACCCGGCCCTGCCCGGTGGCCATCTCCGTTGCCACGCGGTCATAGGTCTGGGTCATACCGCGGCGCACCGCGGTTTCGACCAGCTGCAGGGTGCGAGCATCCGGATCACCGTTTATGTAGATCTGCGGCGAATAGGTGTTTCCGCCGGAGCCGCCTGCTGCAGCGCCGCCTGCGGCGATTCGGTCAAGCGTTGCATCGAGCTTCGCGCTGGTCTGGTTGGTCATGACACGCTCGCCCTTCTGCAGCAACCAGGTTCCGTCCTGTGGCACGGAGTCGATGCCGTCGTGCGCCATACCCACGGCTGCGATGTTCGAGATAAGCCCCGCCGTCGCCGCCGCAACCGAGGCGATTGCCGCGAGATTGGCAGGCCACGGGTTCTTTGCCGCCTCGGCCATGCCAGCCTGAATTGCGAGAGTCGCCTGGGCGATTGCCGCCGCCTTCTGGACCACGAACGCCGCCTTGTATAGCGCCGACTGCTCGCTGAAAGAGGTCTTCATGACGTCGGTGACGGCAGCGAATCCCTGCTCCGCAGTGGCCAGCATGACGCTCTGGCGCGCGCGGTCGATCTGATTCATTCCGTCCACGTAGGCCTGGCGGTCAGCGAGTGCCTGCTGGTCGTACAGCGCGTTGACAGACGATTCGCTGTCCCGGAACGTCTGCAGCATCACGAGCTGACCGGCATACCACTCTTCGAGCGCCTTCTGCTGCTGCCCCAGCTTGTCCAGCTCGCCCGCCCCGCCGCCGTACATCGCGTCTACGCCCGTGACCTTCGGGGCCGGGCTGCCGGCCGCTAGGATCTTTGCCAAGGTGGCGTTGTAGTCATCGCCGGTAATGACGCCCTCGCCCTTCGCCTCGTTCAGCACCTTTAGGCGGTCCTGTGCCAGGGAGAGGCCGGTACGGTCCTGCTTGTTGAGATCAGCCTGCAGCTTGGCCAGATCCTGCGAGACGGTCTTTTGCCGCTCCTGCGCGTCCAGCTGCGCTGCTTGGCTCAGCAGCACTTCAGCCAAATCAGACCTCAGCCCGCGGAGGTTGCCTCGCTCGATCTGATAGGCAGTCTGCGACAGCCGCGACTTATCACCGTACAGCGCGATCTGCTGGGCCATCTGCTCGTTAAGCGATTCGTACGCACGGGCAAGCGCCTTTGCATCCTTCTCCGATTTACTCTCCGGCCTCTTTTCCGACCGGTTGAACTGCTTGTCGATGTCCGCATCCGAGCGGGCGATGAGTCGCTCCATAGACCCATCCAGCAATCTGCTATCCGGCGGAAGCTTCTCTCCGTCGATGTCGTATGTGTCCACATCTAGCTTGTTGTAAAGCTCGATGATCTTGTTGCGAGCCAAAAGCTTGGACGCTTCCCGGTCCAGCCCTGCGAGGCGCCCTTTCAGTGCCTCATCGGCAGCGGCGCGCTCCCGCGCCATGTCTCGCTCGGTTTTCACGACGTCTCTGTCGTGCTGGTCGATCTGCCCGAGAATCTTGACACCATCCTCCAGCTCCTGCTTCCACTGGCTCAGCTGCTCGATGCGCTTCTGCATCTCCTGTACGCCCGTGGCACCGCGGCGGGCGTCCCCGGGAATAGGGCTGCGCTGCAGGGTCTGGAAGAACTCCAGATCATCCTTCAGGCGCACGATCTGGCTGTCCAGGTCGTTGCGGCCGATGGACTTGATCTCCTCCATGGTGCCCCGGAAGGCTGCCAATGCGCCCTTCCATGCCTGCTCGACCACGCCCGCGCTCTCGGCCATGTCCTGGGCACGCTCGCTGATCACGTGCTCGAACTGCTCCAGGGCCGTCTGTGTTGCGGCATAGTCCCCGCGCTGTTCCCGGACCGCTTCGATGTGCCGATAGATCTCGGGGGTGAAGAAGTTGTAACGGTCGTTCAGCTTTACCAGCGCGTCAGCACCGCCCGTGGCCAACGCCTCAATCTCGTTGACCGTGCTGCTGATGGAGCTGCCGGTGAGCGCTGAGAGATTCATTGCCGACGATGCGATCAGCTCCAGCGCCTGGCCACTGGTCCGGCCTTCGGACACCAACATGCTGATCGCCGCGGTAGCGTCCTTATAGTTGCCGGTCGCCCTACCCAGCTCGGTCCGCATGTTCATCAGCTGGCCGGTCGTGAATCCGCTAGCGTTGCCGGTCGCGGTCACGATTCCCTCCAGCTGCCGCATTTCCATGTAGCCCTTGGCGGCGACCACGCCCAGCGCAGCGATACCGGCGACCGTGCCGCCCACCGCCAACCCCGTGGCCGTCAGCATGCCGCTGAGCGCACCGGTCCGGGCTGTGAGGGAGGCGATCGAGGATTGCGCCTGGCCGATGTCGCCCGTCGCCAGAGCACGCATCAGTGCGACGACCGACTGCTGCGTCTCGATCGACTGCAGGTTGAGCTGGCCAAACTGGCCGGTCAGGGTGCCGGTGCCTTGCGCGGCGGCCAGCGTCTTCGTACGGGTTGTCTCCAGCTGCGTCTGGTACTGCTGGAACACTTGCGGCTTAAGCAGCCCCAGATCCCGGGCCTTGGCCAACCGATCCTCTTGTTCGGCCAGCCGGTTCAGCGCGGCCACGGTAGGGTCGATTTGCCCCAGCAGCTTCTTCAGGTTCAGCTCCTGCGCCTGTGCTGCCCGCGCCGCATCCTTGGCCTGCTGTGCAGTGCGCGCCTCTGCCTGCTGCAGTGCATTCGCCCTGGCAACCATGCGCTCCTGCTCGGTGCCGGCGTTGGCCATCACGGCAACGCGCGAGTTGAGTGCGGAGGTGCTTTCCCGAGCCGCCTCGGCCAGCGCCCGCTCGGACAGGTTGGCCCCGCGCATGCTCTCAGCATAGGCCACAGCCTGCTGCGCGATGGAGCGGAACCTCGCCTCCTGTGCGGCGATGTCCTGCTCCAGCTGCCGGCTCGCGGTGGCCACCTGCTTCTCGGTTGCCACGGCATCTTTGCCGGCCGCGCTGTAGGCCTGCAGCGAGGAAGCAGCGCCGGACAGTCGCGCTTCCAGCCCGCCGAGCATGGCAAGCACCTCGCCCTGCGTGCGGTTGAGCATCTGCAGTTCGCTCACCACACTGGTGGTGCCGATGCCGATGCGGTCCAGGGCGCCGCCGAGGCGGTCACCCAAGGCGCGCGAAGACTGCTCCACCGACCGCGACATCGACTGGTACTCCTTCTCCAGCCGAGCGGCGGCGTTGCCGGTCTTCTCGGCCGCAGCGGCGTTGTCGTCCAGGGCCTTGGTGCCCTCGACCAGTCCGCTGCTGTCGATCTTGTAGCCAAGCTCGGCAATATCAGTCATGTCACCTGTTTCCCTTGTTCGCTTCGAGCGCGCGGGCCCGTGCGGCGGCCTGGTCTTCCCGCACTGCAGTGAGGTAGCGATCGTCCATCGCCATCAACATCTCGACCTCCTCCCGGAGAAGGTCGTACATCAGCAGCCGTTGCCATTCGCCGACGTCAGCAAAGGTCAACGGCTCCGGGCCGCTGCGCCTGCGGGGGCAAAGCTCCCAGAACCAGTCCCACACGTGTTCCCCTTCCTCGGGGACCTCGACATCGGGGGATTCCTCACCGAACCGCGTATTACGCTGCCGGCGGGTCTCCCCTCTTTCGTCCGGGGTGTCGTATCGCGCCGTCAGGTAGACGGCATCAGCCAGCTGCTTCGTGAGCGCCGCGAAAGAACTCGGCGCGGTCGCCCAACGCGACATCGACCTGCTCGCTCACCCACGGCAGCTCCTTGAACAGCTGCCGGAGGGTCTTTTCGCTGAACTCGGGCTTCTCCCCATGGAAGGTGAGGTCACCTTCCCAACTCCACCCCCCGACAGATGCCACCAGGAGCTCCGTGCGTCCGGCCTCCAGCTTCTCGGCGGTGATCTTGCCGCGGCTCAGCATCCGCTCGTTGGTCGCCTTCCTCGACGCCGCCCGGACTTGCGGGTGGCTGTCCGGGAGAATGGTCAGCACCAGGCCCACCGGCTCATCGGTGGCGGGGTGCTTGATTTCGATGCCGCGCTCGGTGGCGACGATGCTGCTCAATTCGGTCATGACTTTGATCCTTGATTTCGATCCGGAAGAAGAGCCCGTGGGAAACCGGCTGGATCAGATCCGGCTTGTCAGGCGGCCGCCCTATCCCACGGGTGTGCGGTTACGGGGTGACGGGCGCCACGACGATGACCGGTGGCTGGTTCAGCGCTACGGTGAAGTTGTTGAGGCGGAAGTCCTCATTGCGGCCGCCCGGGACGTTCGGGCCGGCGACCAATCCGCGCCAATACTCCAGCGTGCCGTCAGAGCGCTCGATCTTGAACGCGTAGTTGTCCTTGACGAACGGCGAGCCGGCGGCGCGCATCGCCGTCTGGCCCGGATCGGTGAGGTCTTCGGCCACTTCCACGGTCGGGTCACCGGCGTTGGTGATGCCCTTGCCCTTCAAGGACACGACGGTGTCCAGGGTGTCGTAGCTCACCACGTTTGTGTTGATGCCTCGCTCGCCCAGGCTGCCTACCTTCTTCACCTGGACGTAGGTCAGGGCGGCGAACTGCGTGGCGGTGAGTTCTTCGTTCTGCGGCAGTGCGCAGATGTGCAGCTTGTCGCCGCTGTTGGTTTGTGCTTCGGGCATGGCTCTATCTCCTCGCGATGGGCATAAAAAAACCCGCCACGGGGCGGGGTGTTGGGGAACGAAAAGGCCCGCTGGTCAGCGGGCCTTGGGCATTTTTGATCGGGAACCTTGATGAGCTACCGGTTTCGTGTCATCGGCTCGATCTTCTTGAGAATCTCCGGAAGCAATTCGCTTCTTGTGTAGATCAGGATGCCTGTCTCTGGGTCCTGCCGAAGGTTCCGGGAATACTCATCATTCATTGCGGCAAAGAGACGGTTGAACCTAGCGCGCTTTATAAAACCGAGCCGCTGGACGAACGAATCCCTCTCCATCAACGTAGGCAGTTCAGATATCCCCCCGTCGGGGCGGTCGAGTTGCCGAAGAACCCACTCTCGAAGCGGAGCGGCACTTTCGTTGAACTCCTTGCGCCGATCTCGGCCGATCGCAAGCCAGTGGCCTAGCAAAAGGCCTAGAAAGAAACTCAGGGCACTCCACGCCAATACCGACATGTCCACCCTACTTTGGCGCCGGGGCCAACTTTGCCGAGACCAACTTCAACGCCTGGTCCCGGGTGAACCCGACCTCGACATAAGCCAAGAACTCATCCCGCAAGAATCGGGCCTGCTCCCGATTGAAGGAATCGAGCAGATGGCGGTTCTGCCGCATCCGGTCAATGGCGTCGCGCAGCTGTTTCAATTCGCCCTCGTTGGGCGGAGAGTCACTGCGGACCAGGTGTAGGGCGGGCGGCTTAGGGCTCATAGCTGGATTCTAACCCGACACGAAGCCCCGCCAGGGGATGGTTACCGGATGCATGATCCGCTCGGGATCCTGGATGATCGAGCTGGTCCACGGTTTCCGATACACCCGCACCCCGGCAAAGGCGGTGCCCTTGGCGAAGGCGACGATAATCTGGTCAGTGATCTTGGTGCCCACGATGATGCCGCCGCCCGGCCGGTAGCAGGCCGACAGCTTGCCGAAACCCTGCAGCAGCGAGGGACCGTCGTCGCCCATGCCGTAATTCTGCGTCTGGTTGGGGAACCACTGAAGCTCCAGCCACGGGCCGTTGGCCGGCGGCGTGAAGCCGAGGCCGGGATAGGAGCACGGGAGACCAATGGCGGCAGCGAACTCGCCGACCAGCCCTGCGAAGGCGTCATAGATGGCCGTGTCACTCATTTGATCCGTTCCCTCACGTCCTTTGCCACCCTGTCCACGGTGAACGCCCAGTTCTGTGCAGCGGAGCGCATGAAGCCCTTGCCGGACTGGGCATAGACCCTGCCGAGGCTGTCCTCACCGTAGAAACCGTGTTCCATGCGAAGGGCGTAGGAGGCAGTCCACCCCGCCCACACCGACTGCCCCAGCTCGACGCCGGAGAACACCAGCGAAGGGTCACCGCCGCCGCCGTCGGGCGGGCCGGCCGTTGATGCAACTGCCGAGTTGCGAAGGAAGCCGGTGGCCACGGGCATCTTGCCGCCCTCGCCCTCCGGGGTGCTCGCATCTTCCATCACCGCCTGCGCCGACTCACGGAAGATCGCCAGCTGGCGCTGTTTGGCCTTCTCAGCGAAGGCCTTCGCCTGGTCACCGAACTTGTTGGCCACGCAGCACCTCCGCCGTCATGTCGATCCGGTACTGCTTCATGCAGCGGCAGCCGATGGTCTCTTCCGCACCTGCACCGAGCGAGCTGTCGCCGGGGTAGTTCATCTGCGCCCCGCTGGGCGTCACGAATGGCTCGCCGAACCGGCGCCGCTGGCCGTTCATCGCCGCGTGGCTGTGCCGGGTCTGACGGTCACCGGTAGCCGACCAGGTGCAGGTGACGTTCTCCGGGGCCAGCTTCCCAGCAGCGATCTGCTGTCGGTACGACTCCTCCCGGCCAGCATTCATCGCGGTGATCGACTCCGTACGCGCGATCATCTCGCCGCGCAGCGCCAGCAGCCGGTCTGCGTAGCGCCCTGCGATCTTCTCGATGTCGGCCTGCGACACGGGCTCACCGGCCGCGATGGCGCGCTTGACGATGCCGTCCAGGCGCTTGTCGCGGCGCTTGCGGCCGAAGTAGGCCGCCATCTGATTGGGGTCGCCGCTGGCCAGCTGCGCGCGCACGTTGGCTACGAACTGGCCCTGCTGAGCAGTGAGGCCCACGAGACCACCAGCGCGGCGGCCGCTCTCGCCGACCCTTCCCACCAGGTCCAGAGCGGTCTGGCGGGGATTGCGCCCCACGGCCATGCCCTGATGCAGCGCGCCCCGCACCAGCGTCCGCTGGTCCTCGATGATGCCGGTGATCAGCTGCGACGAGTTGTCCCGCAGCCAGCCCTCGGCAGCAGGGTTGCGCAGGTCGAACGATGGCCGGAGCGCCGGCGATGCGGACCGGGGGCGATACCGCCCGGTGATGATCGGGTCCAGAGACAGACGAAGCGGCGGCATCTCGCTGAGCCCTGCATCAGCACCAGCGACGAAGGCCTGCCGGATCGCCTCTGAGAGCGGCGAGAAGCGCGCAGCGTCCAAGCCCAGCGCCTCGAGCACCGTATCGACCTGGCCAGCACGAAGCAGGTCCGCCACCAGATCCAGCGGCGCCTGCCGTTGCACCTCTATCAGCGCCTGCACGAAGGCACGGCGGATGGCCGGCTCCAGCCGGATGGCCAGCTTCTCGATCTCGCGGGAGGATAGGTTGGCCATCAGCGACGGGCGTGGAACTCGTAGAGAAGGACCTGCCCACCGGGAGAGAGCGGCTGCAGGTCAATGAAGTTGTAGGGCACGCCACCCAGCAGGATCCGGTCGTCCTTGACCGGCTCGATGTCGATCGCCGTGGAGATCAGCCCCAGCTTGTCGCCCTTCAGCACCAGCGTGCCGTCGCGGTCGGTGAGGCTGTATTCCAGCTCCACCACTGTGCAGTCGTGGCTGGTGGGCTGACCAGGCTGCGGATTGTGCGGCGGGCCCGTGGGAGGACCTGCGCGCTGCAGCTGAGTGGCATAGCCGTACTGTCCGATCAGCCCCGCCGCTGTGGCTCGCATTCGCTCGTAGAAGGTCGCCATCAGACCACTCTCACTGCAGGCGTCTGTGCCGGCGTCCGCAGCAGAGGCCCGAGGATGCCGTCAATGACCGGGATGGCCGGCCGGTTCGGCGGCTGATCGCCCGCAGAAGCTTCGAGGTAAGTGACCTCGATGGGACCGACCTTCTCCTTGGACACCGCCTCACTGGCGACATAGTCCGGGGAAAGGCTTCCGGGGTTGGCCAGCTCCCGCAGCGCGGCCTCGTAGGAGGCCTGCACGACCTCGACGGGCACCTCATCCGCTGGAATAGGAGCACCTTCGTTGTCGATCGCACGGGTGCGAGGCCACTCGTTCGGCTGGCCCCGCCCGGCAGTGCGCACGCCGGGGAACATCGACGCCCAGCGGCCGGAACGCAACAGGATCCGGTAACGACCGTCGATGTAGTCCGTTGCGCGGATCAGCGCGGCGGTACGCGCGCCCGCTTCACCATTGCCCCAGGCGGCGTTGCCGCGCGTCTGGTGGTAGGTGTCCGCCCCTTCCAGCGTGCCGTACATGGTCAGCCCTCGCCCTTCTTCGCCTCGGCCTCGGCGATGGCTTGCTTCAGCTTGTCGATGCCCCAGTGGCCGCCCACGCCCGGGATGTTGAGCGCCTTGGCCTTCGCCACAAGCACGCCCTTGTCTTCCGGACCATTACTGCCCGCTGCGCCAGCATCAGCGGCGCCGGCCGCGCCTTCGCCGCCCGCATCGGTCGAGGTGGCCGCGCCGCCCTTTTTCGCCTCGGCCTCGGCGATGGCTTCCGAGCGGAGCTGTTCCACCGCGTCGGCCAGCTTGGCCTCGCGCAGGGTGCCGTCCAGGTCGTTCCAGGCTTCGATGGACAGGCCGGAAGCGGTATGCGCGTGGCGAACCACGTCGCCCAGCGACACGGAGACGCCATCGACCAAGTCGATGTTGGCCGGCAACAGGTTGGAGCCCAGCAGGCTCGGCGCCGGCGGCGCAGACGCACTGGCATCCCCGCCGAGGGTCAGGATCTTGGCCTTGATCCAACCCTGCACCACGGTGTTCTTCTTAAGCTGCTCCCAGTTGGCGACCAGCGACGCGATGCCGGGCTGCAGCACGGTGCCATCAGGCAGGCCGAGCGGTCCCTTGTGGTTGTTCATGATTTCCATGCTTTGCTCCCGTTGGCCCCGGCACGAAGCCGGGGCCGTGGTAATCAGATGCCGTCCAGGTAGACGACTTCCTTGGGCAGGCGCACGTCCAGGCCACCCAGGCGCATCACGCCCGGGATGTCCCAGCGCAACGGGCCGCTCTGCCACGCCGGCAGGAAGCGGTGCGGCATGGGCATATGCAGCTTCAGCACCTGCGGATCTTTGCGGTAGGCGACGAGGCGCGTGGTGCCGCCGACACCCGCGGTGTCCAAGCCACGCACGCCGCGCACGGTGAGCTGCTGGCCGGTCTGCACGGTGTACAGGTTGTTGGCCAGATACCACTGCATCACGGTCATGTCGCTGTGCTCACTCATCTTGCGGGTGGCCAGCAGGTTGAAGCGGGACCACGGCAGCAGCAGCGTGTCGGCGATGGAGGCCGTGTTGGTCCCGTTGAAGACGTTCAACAGCGCTTGGTTCAGCACCCCGACGATCAGGTTCGTGTCGGTTTCGACGGTCCAGTTGCCGGTCTGCGCGGCAACCGGGGTCACACCCTGCGCGTTGTACAGGCCGGTGAAGCCCTTGTCGGCGTCGCCTTGCAGTGCAACGCGGTCGATCATCTCTTCCGAGGCCCGGCGGGCGGCATCGGCGTCCTCACTCTGCAGGTTGATGCCCAGCAACTGGGCCCGGCCGATCTCTTCCCAGCCGTAGCCGTAGCCGATACCAGCGGTGTGCACGCCAGTCTGGTGCTGGGCGCGATTGGTGCCGGCCTTCGGGATGTCGTCCGCGTTGCCGTTGATCCAGCCCGCCTTGCCGTACTGGTCGGACGAGAAGTAGGTCACCGAGGTGGCGAACTCGCTGCCGGAGGTGTCGACCGGGATCAGGTCGCGGTACTGCACCGATGGGTAGCGGGTGCGGTAGACGCCCGGTTCGATGATCGATGCCTGGGCGATGACGAAGCCGAGGGCGGCCTGCGCATCGAACAGGTGCATGGACTGTCCATTCATTGGTTTGGCTCCTTAGCCGAGACGGACGACGGCCAGCTGGCCGGCGGCGGTGGTGCTGGTGTCCCAGCGGGCGCCCGCGAAGGCGGTGTTGTCGGTGGCCACGTTGGTGAACGTGCCCGCCTCGGTGACGAAGACCGGATCGCCGGCCTTGACCGCTACCGCAGCGGTGACCCAGACGTCACCCTTGGTGATGACGCGGGCCGAGGAGCGCTGCGCGAAGCTGTCCGGAACGCCATCGCTGCCAACCGCAGAGCGGTCCAGCAAGGTGATGCCGACGAGCTTCAGCGCGCCGGTGCCGGCCAGGACGATGCCCTTGTCGGCAGCACCCTGGGCGACTGCACGACCGAAGCCGATGCCCGGGGCCGTTTCCACGTCACGGGAGATGATGGTGGCCGGCAGCATGGTCGCCTGCGCACCGAGGGTGGCGGCAGGCTGGATGTCGGGGTAGTTGGTCTGCAGTGCCATGGCTTAGGCCTCCTTGTGGCCGGCGGTGCGGTAGTCCAGGCCGGCCACGGACGCGGCATAGCCGTTGTCCTGCACGTTCTGGCGGTGGATGGCGTGGTCACCGAGGGCGGTCACGACCGGGTCGCGCGGCTTGGCGCTGTCGTAGAGGTGGTCGAAGCGCGCCTCCACATAGGCCTCGTGCTTGCCGGCCACGGCTGCGTCGCCGAGCTTGGCGGCCACGGCGATGGCGCGGACCTGCGCATCGGTCTGGCCGCTGTAGTCGGCATCGTGGATGGCCTTGGCCTTGCCGATCAGGTCGCCGCGCTGCTGCACGCGCTGATCCAGCGCCGCGTCGCTCAACACCTGGCCCTTCAGGCCGTCGATCTCGGCGTCGCGCTTGGCGATCTCGGCATCCTTGACCGCGATTGCCGCCTGGTGGGCGTGGTCAGCGGACGCCTGCGCAGTCTGCGCGTCCTTCAGCTGCGCCTGCAGCTTGCCGATGGCCTGTGCGCCGGCGTCGTTGGTCACGACGGACAGCCCATCGACCAGGATGGTCTTGTCGCTCATGGTTGGTTCCTTCTGGTGGTGATGGGGGCCGGGATCCGGAGCACCAGGGGCGCCCCCGTCCCCGATGCGAAACTCATGGCCAGCCCGGCCGAACCGGACCATCGCCAGATGGTTGTTGCGGATGTTTCGCTGGATGGCGTCGAACGGCTCGCCCTCAGGCGTCACCCCGTCAGTCCAGTCGATCTCGGACGAATAGCCCTGCGACAGCTCGCGCTTGCCGGCCTCGTAGTCCGCGATCGCGCCCTGGTCCATCAGCACCAACGGCACGCGCACACGCTTCTGGTCGTGGACGACCTCGTCGCCGGTCTGGCCCACCGCGTACTTCTTCCAGTTCTGCGCGTTCACCTGCTCCGGCGGGTGGTCGTTGGTCATCGGGCGGTGGGCGAAGCTGCGCAGGGTGGCGTCGGAGAACACCTCTTCCGGCGGCCGGTAGAGGCGCACGTTCAGCAGATCGGGGCGGCCCAACTCTTCGCCGAGGTACGTCTGGACGCCCGTGCGTGCGACAAATGCGTCGGCCACCAGGTAGCCGTCGGCGGTGCGGCGGACACCCGACAGCGGGACGCGGTCAGTAAGAAACATGGTTCAGTCCTCGCGGAGCTCTTCGAAGATTTCCGGCCCGAGCACGATGCGGCCTCGGTACGGCTCGACCTTGGAGAGGTCGGTGGGTGCCTTCGTCAGGCTGATGTGCGGGGTGTAGTCCTCGAAGTCGTGTGACCCACCCGCGCGGATGATGCTTTCGTGGCGCCAGACCAGCTGGGAGGAAGCGAACAGGATCACCGCCGACATGCCACCCAGCGGCTCGACTGCGCGCGGGCCACCTTCGGGGATCACGAGCTCGTCCCTGCCGTCCGAACCCCAGTCATTGGCGTTGCCCGCCTTGATCCAGTCGAATGCCTGGCTGGAGTGGACGATGGTGACGTGCAGGTCGTCGCGCAGGTCTGTGATGCCCTGCCCCCTCGCCCAGGCAGCGATCTCGCTGACGTTCTGGACGTCGCGGCGGACATACAGCGAGCGAGGTGCCGCATCGACAACCGGCGTGGCCGCTGCCCGCCTCTCTTCGTCGTCCTCAGGATGGTCGCCTTCGGGCGCCGACAGCTCGTACTCGGCCATTTCCGATTCCAGACCGGGCGCCACGCCTGCCTCGGTGAGCATGTTCACTGCCACCGTGGTCATCACGTCGTCGGGGATCAGCTTCGTCTCCGCAACGATCTTGATGCTCTCGGCGGTGGTCTTGCCGATGTCAGCCCGCTCCTTGTCGGTGGTCTGCCACAGACTGCGCCAGTTGTAGAACACCTCGTCGGGGCGGTCGCCCAAAGCTGAGCGGATCAGGCATTCATCCAGAACCTGCAGTGCCGGGCTCAGCACCAGCTCCTGGCCCGAACTGATCCGGTCGTAGTAGTTGCGCAGATCGCTCTCACCGGTGGCATTGAGGCCCCCGGGTGACTGGCTCATCAAGCGGGTCATCGGAATGTCGGCTGCGCCCGACGCCATCTGCATGAAGGACATCAGCACGTCCGTCAGGCCGCCGAACTGGAGCTGCTTCTGCTCGTACTCTTCGGCGGCATCCATGATCAGGGTGCCGTTTATGCCCTTCGCCATCATGGCCAGCTGCAAGCGCTGCAGCATCTGCTGCTCGAACTCCGGATCCGCGAGCTTCTCCATGAAGTCCGGGATCTTGATGACGTCGACTTTGGCCTCGAACACCATGGACGCGATGTTCGCCGTGGTGGCATCGGCGTCCTTGAGGGCGCGACTGATCGCCATCAGCACTGAATCGCCCCAGCCGTCACCCGTGTCCAGCTCGGGGTCTGGTTTGGGCGCACCGTGGAAGATCACGAGGCGCGAGGGATGGATGCGAATCTGCCCAGCGGTGCCGCTGCTCAGGTTGTAGAAGGCCGGCCGGCCGTACCCGGGGGACTCGGGGTCGCGATCAAGCTCGCCGCCCTGCAGCACCCGCTTAGAGAGCACGTTGAGGTGGCGAATCCCGCCTTTCCCGATGCTCTCCGGACGCAGGGGCTGCATCGGGTCGCTGTTGCCAGTCCCGATGTACAGCGCAGCGCCGCCGGCGAGACGGGCGCGGATCATTGCCTCTAGGGTCTTCTGCTGCAGCCCGAGCCGCTTCTCCTCCGCTTCGATGTCGCTGATCTGCGCCTGGTCGGCGCTCCACCCTCGCCATTTCCGGCAGCTGTCCATGGCCGGAATGTCGATCACCTTGCGAGCCAGCCAGGTGCCGCGGTAAGCGTTGTTGGCGTCCTGCTCTGAGAGCACCGGGAGGCCGTATGCGGTGGAGGCAGCCTTGTCGCGCGGCGTGCCCAGATTGGCAACCAGGTTGACCAGCCCGTCCCTTATTTGTGCGAGCTTGCCCATCAGAGCGCGTTCCCCAGGTTGTAGTTGCTATTGCCCATGGCGTTGAATGCGCGCGCGCACCCGTCCACCTGGTCATCGTTGTTGCCGTTGGGGAACATGCGGAACTCGTCCAGCAGCTTCTCGTTCCACTCGGCCCGGAGCATGCGGACGTTGCCGACGTTGATTTGCGCAGCCAGCGGAGACGCGCGGGTGACCTTGTCACCCGTCTCGGTGGTGAACTCGAAAGGCACCCCGACCAGCTTCTTGCCCAGGTACGCGGCCTGCGCCTTGCCTGCCTGCCCCGGATCCTGCGGCAGCGACTGCTTGCAGCGGTCCGCCTTCGCAGTGTTGACCACCAGCTTCTCCACTTCGTCGGGACCACCGCGCTCTCTGACCACGTTCACGATGTAGACCAGTCCATCCTTGTCGCGCGCCAGCTTCGCACCGGCCGTCCAGTCCCCCGCATCCTTGGTTGCTGCCAGATCCCACCCTCGGAGCATGCGCAGGCCTGTCGGCAGCGCATCCACGATCTCGATCCGTCCGGCCTTGATGATCCCGCCGGCGAGCGGCGAGGGCCTTTGCTGGTACTGCCCAGCGAACACATAGGGCATCGCCTCCTGCATGCGCAAGAGATCCGCCACGTCGTGCTTCTCTGGCCAAAGCGCTTCACCCTCGGCCGACAGCGCCTCGAAGCACACATGCTCCCAGACCTCACCGTTACCGCCGGCGCATGCGGGCTCTCCAGGCTTCCGGCCAAGCAACCAGCCGGCCAGATCACCCTCATGCAGGCGCTGCATGATCACGATGATCGGAGTATCGGCGCTGTTCACGCGCGACTGCAGGGTGTTGTTGAACCAGTCCAGGACACCGCCACGGACCTTGTCGCTGTTCGCCTCATCCGGCTTGTGCGGGTCATCGATGATGATCGCGCCGCCGAAGCCGGGCCGAGGCTTGCCCGCGCCGAAGCCGGTGACTGTGCCCCCAGCGCCGGTGGCGTACACCACCCCGCCCTGCGTAGTACGCCAGTCGCCCTTCGCGCTGCTGTCCTTTCGCAGCTCGACCTCGGGGAAGATCTCCCCGTAGACCTCGTGCTGGACAACCTCGCGGGCGTTGGAGCTGTTGTTGAGAGCCAGCGGCGCCGCATAGCTGATGTGGATGAACTCGGAGTCGGGCACCTTGCCCAGACACCACGCGATCCAGTTCACCACGGCCAGCTCGGTCTTGGAGTACCGAGGCGGCAGGTTGATCACCAGGCGCTTGCACTCGCCGCGGTAGACCCGGTTGAGCGCGTCACACAGCTCGGCGTGGTGCTTGGCCTTCATCCACGGGAAGTTTTTCTTCCGCAGGAAGGTGTAACGGCTGAAGAAGTAGAAGTCCTCCCGCGCCAGCTCGGCCGCAACCAGCTTTTGCTGAGCGCTCAGCTCGCCCACTTCACACCTCCTGCAGCAGCTTCTTCGCCTCCTCTCGGAACTGGCCGGGGGTCATGTCGGCGCTCTGGATCGGCCCACCGTTGGGGCCGCTGTGTTCGACTTGCTGGCGGTTCGTGTACGCCCCGCCTGTCTCCTTGGCCGCCTGCTCGATGAGCTGGGCGGCCAAGGCCATGTTCTTCATCCCTTCGGCCTTGTTGGCCATCCGGTTCAACGCGCGCAGTCGGACGGCTCGGTTGGCGATGGGAATGTCCGCCGTCTCGGCCTTGAAGCGCTCCCGGGTGGTGTTGAACAGCTCGACCCAGCGCTGCGCCAGCTTCCGCCCTGCGTGCTTGGTAGGGTCGTGCGATTCCACCGTCTGGCGGCTCACGGCCTGACCGAACTCAGTCTTGACCGCCTCCACCACCGTGCTGGGCGTGTCGAAGCACGCCAACTGCTGGACGATGAAGGTCTTCACCTGGGCGTCGAGCGCGGGCATCTGTATTCAGCCTTGTCGTGCCAGGTCGTGCCTACGCCGCCCTCAGCAGGCAGGTGCCACACGACCGGGCGATATCTAGTCTGGCCACCTCAGGCGGCCGCTGTGCTGCGTCTACGAGCTTCTGGACCTGTTCCCCTGCCCCATACCTGCGAACCACCCCGACGAACTCTTCCACGTCATGGGCTCGCATCGTCAGGGCGGCGGATCCATCCCTACGGAACTTCGGGGCTCCGTATTGATCGGCCTCTTGGGCAACGTGGTAGAGCTCGTGCTCCACCAGAGCGCAGAACTCCGTGTCGGTGCAGCTGGAGCAGTAATCGGCGGCCAGGGTGATCACCACCTCAGGTACGCGCCCGAACCAGTCCACCATCTGGCGTTCCATCCGGGCCTTCTGCCACCCACCCGCCCGGAGAGCCACTATCTCGGCCTGGCCGACAACGGTCCGGCCCTGCTTGGTGAAACAGGTGCCCGCCCAGAGGATGCCCACGTCTGCACCCTGTAGGTGCAGGTGATCGGGGTTGTGCAGGTTCCCGTCCTCGGACAGCACCTCGGCTTCGATCCACTCCCATACATCCGGAGCAGGCCGGAACCGCATTGCCATGTCCTCCAGATCGATGTCATGTAGGTCGGTCGGGGGCTGAGGCCTGCCCATAGCTACTCCTGCCCTTCGTACTCTCGCACTACGGCTTGGCAGGCGATGACGTGGTCTTGGGCGTCGGTGACGATTTGAAGAGCAGCCCCTGCAACCTCTGGACGTAGTTCGGCTCGCGCATCACGTTCGACGGCGCCGGCGACGGCTTGGGACAGGCGGCTGGTCTCGCAGGTGGCGAGGTCGTCGCGCAGCTGGAGACTGCCATCACGCACCCCAGCAACAACAGCAGCAGGGACGGCCTGGGCCGCAGCGCGATCTTCTTCATGCTTCGCTCCGATGGTGGCCATGGTGTCGGCCTGGGTGTGCTCGGTCGAGCGGGCTTCGTTGACCTGCTCAGCCAATGCGGCGCTGGTGCCGGCCTGCTGCCGGAACTCTGCGCCCTCGGCACGGTCGCCGCGCCAGGACCAACCAGCCCAGAAGGACAAAACCAATGCCGCGGCGGCAAGCAACACATAAAGACGGATCATCACGGCATCTCCGGCGGGATCACGGCGCCGACTTGGCGCATGGCCGATTCCAACGACATGACTCGCAGTCTGAGTCGGTGGGCCTCTTCCTGCGCAGTCATGCGCAATTTGATTTCCTCGGCCAGCTGCAGCGTGGTCGCCGCCTGGGATTCCTCCAGCGACTTCACGCGCTGTACCAGGCCGTTCAACAGGTCAACGTTGGCATCCGTCTCGGTGCGTTCCTTGCGCCGGGAGAGCAGCGCCCCCCACGTTTCCCTTGCCACCCAGAACGCGGCGACACCGCCCGCCATCCACCATGGCACCGTTTCCTCGGTCATGACACGAGCACGCCGCCGGCCTTCCGGTAGGCGGCAAGTAGGTCATCGAGCTTGCGCTCATGTTGACCGTAGCCGGCGCCCGGGAGGCTGGCCCAGATGTTGCGGACGAAGCTGATCGCCTTGACCACCTGACCGGCCTTGATCAGCTCCAGTGCACGGCGTTCCTTGATCTGCTGAATAGCGATCAGGTCCTGACTGAGGGGCGAGAAGTCTTTGAGCCCGAGAAGTCGGCGATATGCATCGAAGTAGCGCGACAGCAGCTGGTAGCGACCGGCGGCCGTCGACTTGATGCCTAGCCGGGGAAGCGAAACCAGCTCGCGCGGGTGGTCGGCATAGCCGGTGAACAGCATGCCTCCCACGATCACGTCATATCCGTGGTCCTTGGTGGGCTGCTTACCGTTGTCGGTGCCCTCGGACCAAGCGAGCATGTCCAGGAACGCCACGACGTTCACGCCGCCTGCTTGTTGGGGGGTGATCCTTGCCATGGTGTGTCCTAAGAGGGGTGCCCGCTCCGCTGCCGGCCTGGCTCGAGGGTTGATGCGATCTGGGAATTGGGCGTGAGATTTTGCGAGCGACTAATTTCACCCGCAGCTGATAGTCAGGTTGCACCCCTTGACGAGACACAACCATGAAAAATATAAGCAGAATGAAGATCACGGGAGTCGGAAGGATCGATCCTGCACCCGGTAATTGCTTCATCTTCGGTGTGGACACCGAAGATGATGGCTTCCTACGTGGCCCATTTAAGACTCTCCACGAGGCCGAAGTGGATCACGAAATATTCCGTGAGGCCGCAGCGGCGTACACAGCGGGCAAGATACGCCGCTAGTCTGTGACTTGTACCAAAAAGCCCCGCCTTCGGGCGGGGCTTTGGCCAAGTTTTTGGCCGGCGGCCAAGTCTCGCGATGTTGTGGATTCTGCCCGCCGATTCGTGGAGTCATCAACTCCACATTCACGAGACCTATGCAGCGCGAGGCTCTTCACCCCAGTCCCGATTGCTTAATGCGCGGGAGAGGTGCTTTGCGGCACGCTCACTGGACTGGTGAAGCTCGCCCAGCAGCCATTCGAAGACGCCCTTCCATCTCTTCGGATAGTCCGAAGGGTCACAGCCCATTGCCAGCGCTCGACGTCGGTCCGGCGTCGGCTCGATTCCGGTGCACCTGCAATCCTTGCAGCCCATGTCGTTGACGATTCCGGCGCCGATGCATGTCGGGCACCGGTTGCCGCTGGCCAGCTCCAGCACCACCGCGTCGACCATGCGGGAGAGGTGCTGATAGGTGTTCTTCGGCCAGGCCTGCGCGCGTGCCCGCTCCACCGCGGCCTCCCGCTCTTTCAAGATACGTCGCTGCGCGTCGGACGGCCTGCGGCGGCTGAGGCTGACCATCTCCTTCGAGAAGTTCAGATCATCCTCGGCCTCTGCCAGCGCCCGCGCGCGGCGGGTGAAGTCAGGGCGCACGATTGCGAGCACGGCCTCGGCCAGCTTGCCGCGGTGCCGGATGGCACCGTCAGGCAAATACACCGCTTCCATTACTTCCCGGCCGAGGCCGGCCGGCACCATCCCCAGCGCTGCGGCGATATCGGACGTGGTCAGGCTGGGAGCGCCTCCACCCTGCCCTACGTCGAAGCGCACGGTCTGCGCGTTCAGTCGGGCCAGCATCTCGCGGCGGTCAACCATTTGTGTTCTCTCCTGGGGTGGTGCTGGTGGTAGAAATGCCGCGCGCGCTCGCCAGTGCGGCGCGCCATCGGTAGGCGGTGGCTCTGTGCATCCCGAAGTCGCCCTGCAGCTCTATGACGCTGGGCAGACGACTCCGGTACTTGTCAGCGATCCGGCAGGCGACAACGAGGGTCACGATCGCCGTCCCGCGCGGCCCGCCAACTTGCTCGGTGTAGGGATTGGCCGTCACGCGCCGATCCTCTCGATCTCGATCACGCACCCGGGCGCGTCGAGGGCATCTGCGCCCTCCCCCGGGTAGCGCTTGGCAGCGCGGCATTCCACGACCCGGGCGTCATCCCGCCAGATCCCGGCGTCGGTCAGCGCGTCCTCCGTCGACCGGACCAGCTTGGAGAGGTCTGGCAGCTTGCAGGGGAAGACCCTACGGCGCTTCGGGGCACTGAGCGGCTTGTGGAGGGTGAACGTCATGCGGACCACGAGGGGCTCATCAAGCATCTGAAGCCCCAGCTGGGCGCGGAGCTGCTGGGCCGCCAGCTTCACGTCCTGCCGCCATGGCCGGACCTTCTTGGACGACTCAGTGAGGATGGCCCGGCCGCTCTTGGCCAGGCCCTTGAACGACTTACTGCCCTGCGGCGCCGGCGAGCCATAGACCACGATCCGGATGATCATGCGGCCACCTGGATCAGGCCCAACTGCCACAGAGCCAGCATGGTGCGCTCGTACCCGCGCAGCCAGATCTCGGCCTTCTCCTCGCGGGTGAAGCGCCTTCCCTGGTCCAGCTCGCGGTGGCAAGGCCTGCAGCCCGCTGCCACGAAGCAGTCGTGCGCCTTCAGTCCGCCGCCCTTGCCGTGCCTACTCTGGTTGCTATGCGCGGGCTCGCCGAAGCCCCCCTCACAGCAGCCGTCGATCTGCAGGGTGCACTCGACCTGGTACACGGCGTCCAGCAGTGCGCGGTCGCGGTAGTTGCCGTGCATCAGACCATACCCCCGCATACAATCGCGCCATTCAGCACAGGGGATGTGGCATGGCGGATCCAATCAATTACTGCAGCTGGCTCGTCAAGAGCTTCTGCGTGACGCAAAGCGAGTGGGCATCTTGGACGCAAGCCGGCGGCAGCATAGTGGCGCTCGGTATCGCTATCGTCGTACCCGTGGTGCTTCATGCACGCGAACAAGTCTCTCAGCGCAAGCGATCGGAGCAAGATCGGCTTGAGCGTGAGCGACTGGCAAGAATTCACGCAAAAGCTGCTGCGTCGTCCGTGCTCCCATTCGCAAGGAGCTTTCTCGGGGGGCTGCAATCCGTAATGTCTCAGATGACCGACGGAGACATCGAGGAGTACAACGACATCGAGGACGTTCGTCTCAATCAGAAGCTGGAAGAGTTTAGAGCGCTCTCCCTCCAGCTCGCGACGATGGGAGACGTAGGGGAGCTGGCTATGGATGCGATTGCGTCCACCGAGCTGTTCCTTCGATCTCTGGGTGATTGGCAGTTCTACGAGCGATACACCAACGATGGGGTAATTGAAGACGCTGCCCGTGGCTACCATGAAGTGTTTGACAAGCCTCCGGAACTGATGCCGATCTTGCGCGCCGCGATAGCTCGCACTAACGCTTTCCTTGGGCGTGCCGACGCAATGTTCGACTGATCTCGTCATGCGGCCTCCACGAAGTCGCGAGGGTTATGGCCCAACCCTAATAGCACTGTGTCCGACCAACGCACCGGCCGTGCGTGCAGGCCCTGCTCTTCTGGGTGGTCGCCAATCTGCACCAGGACGGTGATGGCGTCGCAGGCCAGCGACTTGGTCAGCTTCAGACTGGATCCGCCGAGCATGATGTGACCGGGCGCGCCCTGCCCCCGGTCGATCGCCGGCATCAGGCGCCAGCCCAGCATCGTGCCGGCCACCATGTGGCGCCAGTCGTCCTTGGTCAGGCGCTGCCCGTGCCAGGAGAGCCCGGCGGCCAGGTCGCCGCATATGGCGTTGAGCATGCGCTGCTGCTTGGGGGTCATCATCCCCTCGCCGCGCTCCTGCCAATCGGAAGGCTTGAGCGAGATCATGCCGCGACTCCCAGTTTCATCTCGTAGTCCCGCTGATCCCAGCCGGCCTCCCATTCCTTGCGCTGCAGCCGACCGGACTCTCCCATCTCGAACAGCGGCACTGCGCTGCGCGGCTTGTGGGCCTCGCGCATGTAGCGCCCGGCCTGACGCGCCCGGCACAGCAGTTCCTGGTCGACCTTAGGCTGCATGGCGCACCTCCGTTGTCTCTTCGACGGCGGCGGCCGGCTCGTCCGCGGCGACCGCCACGTTGAGCTCGCGCGCGATGTCGTCCATGTGCTTGGCGACCTGCTCGCGCGTCGCCGGCACTGCCTCGCGCAACTGGTGCTCGATCTCGGCCACCGGTGCCGCCGGCAGCTCGCCGCCGCGCATCACGAATTCCTTTGCCCGGTTGTAGGCCGCCAGCAGCAGCTTGTCGGCCTTCTCGGCGCTCGCCAGCCGATAGCGGTGGCCGTCCAGGTACTGCCACACCAGCCGGGTGAAGCCGTCCTGCTGGCCCGCATCGGCGCGCACAGCGTCGAACGGCGGGATGCCCAAGCACATCATCCGGAACTGAGGCAGCGTCGGCGGCCACGGTTCTGCGGTCGCGATGCAGGCCGCCAGCCCGTCAGCGAGCTGCCGACCCGACAACCCGGAAAGACCCTTCGACCACGTCGCCGCCGCCGCGCCCGCCGGATTCGCCGTGTAGGCGCTGGTCCACTTGTGACCGTAGATCTGAGCCATGTGTTTCCACAGCTGATCCATGGCGTTCTGCGATTGCAGGCGCGGCGTCGATGACGTTTCCGCCCTGCTGTCGGGCGAGGATGAACTGCTCAACTTCGTCGGCAGGTGCGAGGCGACGTGGTCCATGATGGGTTCCGGTGTTTTGCGGGGGTTGCTTGGGGCCTTCGGCATGGCGGGCCCGGGCGGTGGTGATCGCCCAGGCAAAGGGCTTGGCAACCGGTGGAGCACGGCTCAGGCCCTCGGTGACGGTGTCTGCGTAGGCCTCAGGCGTCACACCCTCCGCCAGCCCAGCAAGCAGGTCCGGGTGGCTCGGGTTGGTCGTTGGACATCCGGCCTGGCGCATCAGCAGGCATGCACGCCCCGCCAACGTCGCGACCTCAGAGATCTCTAGTGCTTGCTGAGGTATATCTGGAGTAGTTATCCCTGTCCCTGTCCCTGTCCCTGTCTTAGCCGTGACACGTCCGTGACCTGTCCCTGTGACAGGTGGTGTGACGGGTGGTGTGACAGGACATGTATCTGACGGGTCACCATCGGGATCTTCGGATTGCGGCTTCCCGGGCATCGCTACCCGCAGGCCATGGCGTTCAAGCAGCGCCCGCAGGTCACTCGTTCCGACGTTCCATTTCGGTGGTGCCACCCCAATAGAGCGTAAGGCTTCGAATGCGAGGGAACGCCATTCCCTCTCCCGCCGCTTCCGCTCGTTGTCGTGATCCTTTCCCGCCCGATATTCCCTGCGCTCTGCCCAAGCCTCGATTGCCTTCTCGGCTACCACCGGGTGATACCAGCGCCCATCACTACACAACACGAAACCGCGCATGGCGCCAGCTTTCACCGACTGCCAGCCGCGCACGTCCCGGCCAAAGCCCGCATATGCGGCCAAAGCCTGATCGTTGTCAGGCAGACTCGCCGCCGGCAGCTGGTTCCAGGCTGCGCACCACAGGAGCACGGCAGCACGGAACTCATCGCCGGTGGCCATGATCGCCAGCTCGCTGTCGCGCAATCGCGCCACATCGAGGGGCATGAACGGCATGCCACGAAGGTCAACCTCAGAGGAAACAAGAGGATTCATGTCAGGCAGCCAGAGGAGCCTGATCGGCATCGAACAGCACCGGCAACCAGGTCTGGCAGCGCTTGCCGCTGAGCTTGCACACGCGCGGCGCGCCGTGAACTACCAAGCCATCAGCTTCGAGCTCAGGAAGCCGCCGTGCGACCTTGTGGCGGTCCATGCTCGCTGCATCGGCCAGTTCCCTGCTGGTGAGGCCGGGGTGGCGACGCACAGCCGCAGCGACCTGCGCCTGCTGCTGGGCCTGCATGCCAGACTCCACGATGTCGCGCGCGGCTTCACGGCTGGTGTCCGGATCGGTGTTGCGTGCGGGAAGGTGGATCACTGCTCATTCCTCCGTGCCCACGTCAGGTCGCTGTACTCGCGCACCGTCATGAGCTTGCTGGGTGATGGCGTTCCCGGCCGTTCGATCTGGCCACCCTTGGCCAGGAATACGTCCAAGTCGCCGGCGAGGCGATCGCGCTGCGCCGACTTGGAGCGGATGTCGTTGTCGAACTGGTTCACAGCACGTCCTTCTGGCCCTTCGACTCACGGAGGCGTGTCATGAGGACGATCAGCGACGACTGCACCGCGGTTGCGGCGGTCTGCAGCTCGGAGAATTCGTTGTCGGTGATCAGGCCGTCTTGAAGGCACTTGTGGAGCATTTCCGCGAAGTGGCCCTTACTGGCTGAGGTCGCAAGGATCGTGCTCGTCAGGCAACCGGCATCCGCTGGCGGCTCCAGACCATGCAGGCCATAGCCGTGCTCGGCCGCCAGCGCGACCAGGATCCGGTGGTCGCCCGTCAGACCCATGATTTCGTTTGCCTCGGCCAGGGTGAGCCGGTGGGTCGTGTTGTTCGGGTTGATCTTGTTGCGAAGCACGGCCCCGGACATGGGCTTCTCTTCGCCCTTGTCGTTCACGGTGATCAGCCTGGTCGCCAGCGCCTCGGCGCCGCCCGGGTAGTCCTTCACGGTCTTGTGTGCTGCGTCAGTAATGTTCATGCGGCTGCTCTGTGAACGTGGTTAGGAGCGCTGTGCCGGCGCAACATCAGCGCCATGGACAACAACAACTCAGGGATGGCCGCCAGAAATGGCGTTGTGACGCTGGTGCGGATGTGCGGAAAACCGTTCGTGCTTCGGAGAGTTGATGGGAAGCCAAAAGCCTTCCCTCTCAACGTCCCCGACTTAGGACCAGTCCCTGAGCGCGGCGGCCAAGTCCTGTGGATCGAGGACTACGTCGATGCACTCGCATGAGGCTCGTGGCGTTGCCCGCCAGGCGGTAAGCTGCGGGCACCAAACGCACAGCCCGCCTGGAGGGCAACATGGAAGAACAACGGGACGACACCGAGAACAGCTTGGGCGGATTCATCGGCGGCTCGATCGTCGGATCGACGAGTGCGCTGGTCGCATTGATCGATGCACTCAGCCTGCAGCCCGGCATCGATGCGGAAAAGCTCATAAGGGACTTCATGGACCAGCTTCCGGCCCGAGGGGCCGCGAGCCCGGGCGCCGAACTTGTCTACGAATCGATCGAGGGCTTGTTGGGAAGCGACGACGTAGCGCGTCAACCTCCGCCTTTACAGACCGAGTAATTGCATTTACCTCGTCCTTTCCCGCCGCTGGGCGGGATCGGGCTGCACCCGGCGCCCTGCCCGGCTTCAGCAGACAGTCGCGCAGCCACAGCCTGGGATTCCATCGATCAGGCAGCACGATCCACCTCCTGCCCGGCGTCGTTGGCCGGCGCCGGGCCGAACACCTCCGGGCGCGCGAGCATCAAGTACTGCAGGCGCGCATCGGGAATTCCGTGCTTCCGCCACTCGCTGACGGACGGAGGTTTCACTTTGCAGAGGCGTGCCACCGCGAAGGTGCCGCCGAGAGCGTCGATGATCTTGTTGGCGTCCATGAAGCGGATTATTAGGCATTCCTACGCATGAATGCAATAGGCATTCCTACATGCGATCCTATTAGGCTTGCCTAATGGAAGAATGGGCAGAGAGAATTCATGAGCGCATGACGGCGGCTGGGCGAAAGCCAGTCGACCTTGCGCGCGCCTGTAAGATCAAGCCCGGCTCTGTGAGCGGCTGGTTCGGCCAAGGCAAACCCACCAAGATGATCTCAGGCGACAACCTAGTCGCGGCCGCATCCTTCTTGAACACGACCGCCGAGTACATCATGACCGGGCGTGGCGCGGCGGACCTTCAGTCTCAGTCTATGGGACTAGACCTTGCCAAGCTCTCGACTGTGCTCGCTGTCGTAGAGGGCGCGATCAAGGACAGCCGGAAGCGGGTGCCACCTGAGTTCAAGGCGAGCATGATCCAACGCGTCTATGACAGTCCGCACGCACTTACCGTCGACACCGCAGCAGCGGTGCGGGCGGCGCTTGCTGGGATTCTTGAGACCGTTGGGAGTGATTGATGGATGCAATTGCGCTGTTGCGCGAAGAACTGGCCACGATGCTGGCCGACTCGGGCCTGCCCTCCGCTGATCCCGAAGATCAGCTTCACCCTCCGTTAGACAACTCGCCACGCGCGAGGAAGATGAGAGCGGTAGCAAGAATCGCGGATATGTACGGGTGGAGATCGGCGATCACGCGTTTCCTCGACACGAAGAAGGCCAGCTACATGTCTGACCTAACGGATGTTCAGCTCGATGCCCTGCTGGATGAGATGCACCGCTACGTGGATGCGGCTGAAACCGGATGTGCTTTGCCGGAAAGCCTGCCAGCAAGCTGAAACAACGGACGCGAAAAGATAGGGGGAAGGATGAGTAATCAGCGTTATGGGGTTGGCGCCATATTGGCCACGATGCTGCTGGTGTCACCTGCCGATGTTACGGCAAAGCGCACCAAGCTGACTGATGAGGATCGTACCTACGTCGAGGTGTTCCAGGTCCCTGCCGTGAACAGTGAGCGCATTTTCACTGGTTCTAAACAGTGGATTGCCGAGAACTTCAAGTCGGCCAAAGCGGTCATCGAGTACGAAGACAAGGCCGAAGGCACGATCATTGGCAACGGGTCTATCCGATACCCCTGCAAGGGCGCGTGGGATTGCGTGGCCAAAGAAGATTGGCGTATCCGGTTCACGATGCGCCTTGAAGCTCGCGATGAGAGGTTTCGTGCCAGCTTCACCAACATCACCCTCTACTGGCCTTCGCGGGTCACCAACGGAATTGTCAGTCCAGCGCAAGATGGTCCGATCGCTTTCAAAGAGACAATGGACGAGGTAACTCCTGAGCTCCAGTCGATTGGCAAGCGCTTGTCGCAGAGCCTGACCAACTCCACGCCCGAGCAGGCCTGGTAATGAACCGATAGTCCCGAGCCCCGCAACTGCGGGGCCTTTTGTATGCCTAACTGAAGAAAGTTAGGGATACCTATTGACAGTTAGCGTAGGCATGCCTAACTTACGCCCGTCCCCAGCACTCCCGCTGGGCTACGGAGAGTCAGGATGCTTCGCACCTCACGCCCCCTCTGGTTCTGGATCGGCCTGGTCTACGCGGTCTTTGTGTTCGTGGCGGCTTTCGGCCTGCGCGCAGCGGGCCATTACGTCGGCGGGGGCTGCTGAGCCATGGCCGTCAACCTGCACCCCGAAGCTGAGGTCCGGCGCTTGCGCAAGAACCTCACCACTCTGCAGGGCAACCTGCGCAACACCGGCCTCAACATGCCTGGTGCTGACACCGCCTACCGCGCGGCCATCTTTGTCGGCGCTGATGCCGAGCAGGCATGGGAAGCGGCCCGCCGCCACGAGCTGGTGATGCTGGGCTTTGCAGACGAGATCGAAGAGCCGAAAGGCCTCAGCTTCCCGTCTCCCCGGAACTCGATCGACCAACGCCGCGCGGCACGCCAGCGGCAGATCGATAGCGTTCGCGCCTTGGTCAACCCGTTCTCGCTGGAGGCTCCGGTCAGCCTGGAGCGTGCCGCATGAGCGCCCAAGTCCTCGCCTTCCCTGTCCAGACCAACAGCCAGAGATACCTGCTGGAGAGCGTGCGAGCCGTTGCCGCCCGTTCCGGCCTGGACGTCAACGAGACGGCCCGCGAGTTCGTCGCGGCCGGCTGCTCCAAGGAAGCCCAGAACCGCATCTGGGAGCGCGCGCGCCGCAAGCGCATGGCACTGATCTACGGAGGTGACGCATGAAGACGGATTTCAACCCGCGAGTGGAAGGCTTGAAGGATCTCGGGATCTACCTCGGCATGTTCCTCTGCTGCGCGGGGCTCGGTGCCATCGGATGCCTCATCGCGCAGGACCTGGCAAGGGTGAGCATCCCATGAGCCGCCATCCGATTCGCCTGCTTGTGCCGGCCTTCATCTGCGCCGTGGTGTTCGGCTTCTGCGTCGCGCTCTTGGCCCGCGCCATCTACACCCACGCCGACAGCTTCGTCCTGGTCGGCGGTGTGGGCGCCCTCTTCTTCGGCTGCCGCACCGTCACCGAGGCCCGCCAGGTCTGGCGGCAGTTCGTCGCCCAGCTCCAACAGCGCCGGTCTATGCGCCGCGCAACTCCCCTGACCCGCATCAATCCGCCCAAGGAAGAAACCCGATGAACGATGTCGTCAACATGGCCCCCGAAGAGGGAATGGCCGCGATGATCAGCCGCTCGGAGATCGAGCAGCAGATCAGCACCGCGCGCCGGTTCCCCCGGTCGCTGAAGAAGTTCCGCGACGAGGCGATCCAGATGGTGACGCTGAGCCAGAGCATCGCCGAACAGTGCGTCTATGCCCTGCCCCGCGACGGCAAGACCATCGAAGGCCCGTCTGCACGGTTCGCGGAAGTGATCGCCTCCGCGTGGGGGAACAATCGCGCCGGTGCTCGTGTCATCGACGACAAGGGTGAGTTCATCATCGCCCAAGGCGTGTTCCACGACCTGGAGCGCAATGTGGCGATCACCTATGAGGTGCAGCGCCGCATCGTGGATCGCCAAGGCCGCCGCTTCAAAGCCGACATGATCGGCGTCACCGCCAATGCCGCCTGCTCGATTGCGCTGCGCAACGCCGTGCTCAAGGGCGTGCCGAAGGCGTTCTGGGAGGACATGTACGTGGAGGCACGCAAAGTGATCATGGGCGACATCAAGACCCTCGCCAACCGTCGCGCCGACGCACTCGCGCACTTCCAGCGGTTTGGGATCTCCGCCGAGCAGGTCAGCGCAAAACTGGGCGTCGCCGGCATTGAGGACATCGGGCTGGAGCACTTGGTACTGCTGCGCGGCATCGTGACTGCGATCAAGGAAGGCGACACGACTCCGGAGGAAGCATTCGCCCCGAACGGTGAGGCCGCCATCACCACGAAGAAGTCTCTGCAGGCCTACACCAATGAAGCCTTTGCTGCAGCGCTGCCGCAGTGGCAGGCGGCGATCAACGTCGGCAAGAAGACGCCCGACGGGATCATCGCCATGGCGCAGACCAAGGGCGTGTTGACCGACGCTCAGCTCGCGCAGATCCGCAGCATGGTCCAGCAGCCTGCCGGCGAACCGGACGCAGGCCCGGCCGTTGCCGAGGAGGTTGTGGAATGAAGATCGTCGAGCTGATCCAGGGCACCCCGGAATGGCATGCCCATCGCGCCACCCACCTCAACGCGAGCGACGCGCCGGCGATGATGGGGTGCAGTCCCTACAAGACCCGTGGCCAGCTGGTGCGCGAGCTCGCCACCGGCGCCGCCGCCGAGCATGACGCTGCCACCTTGCAGCGCTTTGCCGACGGCCACCGGTTTGAAGACCTGGCCCGGCCGCTGGCCGAGGCGATCATGGAGCAGGATTTGTACCCCTGCGTCGGCGTCGAGGGGAAGTACTCGGCCAGCTTCGATGGCCTGACCCTGCTGGAAGATCTCGCCTTCGAGCACAAGTCGCTCAACGACGACCTGCGCCTGGCGATCCCGCTGGACGGCGGCGAGGCAACGTTGCCGCTGCACTACCAGGTGCAGATGGAGCAGCAGGCCATGGTCAGCGGCGCCGAGCGCGTGCTGTTCATGGCCTCGAAATGGAACGGCGACGATCTGGTCGAGGAGCGCCACTGCTGGTACGCCCCGAACCCGGAGCTGCGCGCGCGAATTGTCGCCGGCTGGGCACAGCTGGAGGCCGACGTAGCCGCTTACGAGCCGGAGGCGCCTGCAGCGCCGGTCGCCGCGGGCCGCGCACCCGATCAGATGCCGGCGCTGCGCATCGAGGTGACCGGCATGGTCACAGCCTCGAACCTCGCCGAGTGGAAGGATCAGGCGATCGCGGTCTTCCAAGGTATCAGCCAGGAGCTGACCACCGATCAGGACTTCGCTGATGCCGAGAAGACGGTGAAATGGTGCGGGGAGATCGAGGAACAGCTGAAGGGTGCAAAGCAGCACGCCCTGAGCCAGACCGCCGACATCGATGTGCTGTTCCGCACGATCGACGCGATCAGCGAGCAGGCCCGTGCAACCCGCCTCGCCCTGGAAAAGCTGGTCACGAAGCGGAAGGACGAGCGCCGCACGGAGATCGGCAACAACGCCCGCCGCGCGGTGCAGGACCACGTCCGCGCGATCAACGAAACGCTGGGTGAGCACGGTCTGGCGATGCCGGCCACACTGATCGCCGACCTTCAGGCGGCCATGAAGGGCAAGCGCTCCTTTGCGAGCATGCAGGACGCCGTCGACGCGGTGGCCACCAACGCCAAGATCACCGCCAGCCAGGCCGCCGACCGTGTCCGCGCCAACATGGCGATCCTCGCGGCCCACCCGGAACACGCGACCCTGTTCGCCGACCGCGTGCAGCTTTGCAGCAGCAAGGCGCCGGAAGACCTGCGCAACCTGGTTGCCACGCGCATCGCCGAGCACCAGCGCGCGGAGCAAGACCGACTGGACGCCGAGCGAGAGAAGATCCGGCAGGAGGAAGAGGAGAAGGCGCGCCAGCGGGTTGCTGACGCAGAAGCCGCCCAGCAGCAGCGTGATGAGGCGGAGCGCACCGCTGCCGCTGCACCGGTGGCTGTGCAGCCACAGGCTCCGGTGGTCGCAGAGCCAGCCGTGGAATCTCCCACCTCTCCCGCGCCCCCTGCGCCGCAGCAGTCCTACGTGCGCGCCGTTGCAGCTTCGGAACCGTCGGAAGATCGCGCCCCGTGGGCGCCGGAAGGCAAGCGGATCAAGCTCGGCGAGATCAACGCGCTGATCGGCCCGCTGACCATCAGCGCCGAAGGTCTGCGCCAGCTCGGGTTCGAGCCGGTCAGCACCGAGCGCGGCGCAAAGCTCTACGCCGCCGACCAAGTGCCGGCCATGTGCGAGCAGATGATCCGCGTTCTCCGAGGTGCCGCCAACGGCCAGGGCTACCCGCTCGCCGCCTGAGTCCCCTGCCTGTCGCCCGCCTCCCCTGTAGGGCGACAGGAACCCGCGCCGGCCGGGCAAAGCCGGACCTCATTCCAACCTTCGGAGCTACCCATGGCAATGCGCATCGATATGCAGGACGTCGAGTCCTCCCAGATCCACAGCATCGGGCACGACCCGGCAACGAAGACCCTCGCCATTCGCTTCACCAGCCGCAAGGGCGGCGCGGTCGGCCCGGGATCGCTCTACCACTACGAGAACTTCGACGCCGCTGAGTTCGAAGCGTTCAAGAGCGCTGAGTCGCTGGGCACGCACTTCGGCCAGCGCATCAAGGCGTTCCCCGAGAAATACCCGTTCCAGAAGATCAACGAAGCCGCCCAGGCGGCGTAAGGGCGGACCGCCATGAAGAAGCGGCAGCAGCTCGACATTTTCGAACACGACCCAGGACGGATGGCGCTGCTCTACCGGGCCTCAGCCGAAAGCGCCTTGAACGACGTCCAGTTCAGCCCGCCGGTTCGCAAGGACCGGCACGACCACTACATCCGCGAGGCCGAGCGACTTGAGGCGCTGGCCTCGCATTGCAAGGCCAACTACCTCATTGAACGCATCAAAGACCACGAGAAGGGAAGCCAGCCATGACCATCAATCATTCGCTAAGTGCGGTGCCCGACCAGGGTACGAACGTAGTTGTCGCCAAGGCTAGCAGCCACGCTTTCGGCGTCGCTCACCGTAGGGTGTCGCGCGGCAGTTTCGATGGTGCGCAGGTGACTGTTGTCCGGAGAAAAGATGTGGACCACGCCTTGGCAGTGTTGGCCGTGATCGATTGCCGACACGACCAGGCTGTATCCAAGAACTTCCTTTTTGTATGGCATTTAGGCCCCCTGCATCCGGAACCCAGGAAATGTGCCAGCTTGAACCGAGTTGGATACGTGCCAAAAGCTGGGGGCACGCAAGAAGCGGGAGCTACCAGCCACCAAGCTCTGACGGGGTCACTGCAGCGGGCCCGGTCGTTTGAGGCGCTCGCCTTCAATGAGATTAAAGGCCAGTTGATGCGCAGATTGCAGCGCACTGGCCTCCGAGTCAAAGACGACACCAGTGATGTAGCCTCGGGCGCCGTCTTCGATCGCGACCTCCTCCACGCTCACCCCTTGGTCGCGAGTGATTGTGCGCACGGTGTAACGACGGTCTTCAAAGCAGAACCGTTGCTCACTGCGCCGTCCGATGTCTTGCTCACTCATTTGCAGAGCTCTGTTTGCCTGGCTGCCTTGATCCTACAAGGCGACGATTACGTCGAGCAACCCAGACAGTTCGGCAGTGAGCGGGCCACCTTCTCCACCGTCAAGCCGCCGCGTAACCGGCGCACCAGGCTGCGGGAGGACGTGTAATGCGCGAGCGACCCATCCTGTTCAACGGCGCCATGGTGCGCGCCATCCTGGCCGGCCAGAAGACCCAGACCCGCCGTGCGGTGAAGCCCGATGGTGCAGTGGATGTTGTGCGCTTCATCGGCGCAGACAATCAGCCCACTGGCGAGTTCGGCTGGTGCTCCAATCCCTCCCTCATCACGCGCCACATTCGCTGCCCCTTCGGCCAGCCCGGCGACCGGCTGTGGGTGCGGGAGACCACAGAGGCGGATCACGACACCAGTGACGCGGTGACGCTCTCCCGTTACAGCGCGGACGGGGCCCACGTGTGCTACCGGGCCGGTACTGGCGATGGCTTCGATGGAGCGATTCAGCACTGGCGATACAGCCGGAACTCCCGTCCGAGCATCCACATGCCGCGCGACGCCTGCCGCCTGGTGCTGGAGATCACCGCCGTCCGCATCGAGCGGTTGCATGAGATCAGTGAGGCCGACGCCCTGGCCGAGGGTATCGACCACGATGCCATGAATGGTTACGCCCTCGCCGGCATGCACAGATCAGCAGGCTTCGCCTTCCGCGACCTGTGGACCAGCACCGGCGGCGACTGGGACAGCAACCCGCGGGTATGGGTAATCGACTTCAAACTGGTGCCCGCATGACCGTCATCACTCCTCAGCTAATCTGCGTCGTCGAATTTAGGCACTACCCGACCAGTTGCTTGATTGGCGGCGCGCTCGGATTCGCCGGCTATTTCCATCAACATTTGAGTAGCAACTCGCGAGTCCTTCATCCAGCTCGTCCTGCAAGGGGACTTCCAGAGCTGCGCGCGCGCCGTGAACGTTCCCGGCTCAGTAAACCTTCTCGCTTGCCGTGCAACAAAGCCTGCGATCGATACCGCTCCAGTCAAGCGCAGCGCGTTTTCGGAGTCCAGCGCCGCCGCAGAGGCACCAATGGCCGCCAGCTCTGCCTCCAGCGCACTGATCTTCGCTTCGAGCGCGTCCTGCTCTCTTTTTTCGGAAGCGAGAGTGCTCGAACCGAGTGCAAAGGTGATTGTCGAGACCTGCGCCTGCGCTCGGTGAAGTCGTGGCCAGAGTGCGATAAACGCAAGCCGGCCGGCCTCCAACCGCTCTTTTCTCTGCCGGCGCCGGTCGGACCCAGCGAGGAACAAGGCGACAACTGCTGCTGCAAATGCACCGACCGCAGAACCCCACCCAGCAGCTTCTGGTGTCCAGAGCTGGGGGACGCCGATCACGATGATCGCAAGGCCGCCACCCAGGGCGAACGAAACGATTACCACACCAAACAAGTGTTCCCGCGCTCGCTCCAAGATCGACATTTCGACTTTCCGCTCCTTGCCAGCAGCAATTTTGCCATGCATCGAGTTTCGGGGGTCGCATGAACGCAGGCAGTCAAGCCAAGCACACAGCGCGCGTGCTGATCGGCGAGGCGCGCGCCCGCCGGCTGGTGGGCCACGGGTTCTGGTGCATGTTCCGCATGGCCCAGTCCGCCCGCCGCCGCGCCGCCTCCCTTCCCCGCCCAGCCCCGCCGGCACTCCCCGTCCAACCGGAGCTATTTGCATGATCTGCTCTATCGGAGCCGCCTGGCTGGCCATCAAGGGAGACCGGGAGAAGTACCTCGACTTCCTCTACTTCGGCATGTGTGAATTCCTCATCGAGCTGCTCGCACTGGGCGTGGTCCTGGAGACTTCCCATGGCTGATATCCAACACCTGGTCAATGTCTCCGGCGGCAAGGACAGCACCGCCGTCTACCTGCGGGCCATCGAGCTGGGCCGTCCGTTCCGCGCTGTGTTTGCTGACACCGGCAACGAGGATCAGCGCGTCTACGACTACATCGCTGAGCTGCCGGTCCGCACCGGCGGCCCCGTTGTCGAAACGGTCCGCGCCGACTTCACCCGTCAGCTCGCGCAGCACCGTGCGTACATCCTCGAGCGCTGGCCGGGCGAAGGCATTTCGGACGAGATCGTGCAGCAGGCCGCCGCCCTGCACGAGCCAACTGGCAACCCGTTCCTGGACCTGTGCATCAGCAAGGGGCGGTTTCCGTCGCGAATGGCACAGTTCTGCACTGAAGAGCTGAAGACGTTGCCCATCACCTTGCAGGTGGTTGGCCCGATGCTCAAGACGGGGCCGGTCCTGCAGTGGCTGGGCATCCGCGCTGACGAATCCGCCAATCGGGCCAAGCAACCCCGTTTCAACCGTCACGAGTCGGGCTCAATGGTCTGGCGGCCGATCTTTGACTGGTCCGTTGAGCAGGTGTGGGCGCAGCACCGGAAACACGGAGTCGCACCCAATCCGCTGTACGCCTTGGGCATGGGCCGGGTCGGATGCATGCCCTGCATCAATTGCCGCAAGAGCGAGCTGAGGAACATCGCTGACCTGTTCCCCGACCACATCGACCGGATCCGGCAGTGGGAAGAGATCGTGGCCTCGGCCAACAAGCGGCGAAGCGCCACGTTCTTCCCTGCCGTCACCGACCCCACCGACGTGGACCGGCCCGGCAGCTACTCCCGGATCGACACGCTGGTCGAATGGAGCCGAACCGCCCGAGGCGGACGGCAATTCGATCTCTTCTTCCAGGCCCAGGCCGGCGGTGGTTGCACTTCTGACCTCGGCCTTTGCGAAAGGAATGCAGCATGACCCAGCGACACATCAGCCACCCCGAGCCGCTGCCGGCCTGCGCCGCCGGTCACCGCGCGTGCCATATCAACTTGGAGCATGACGATGACCACGAATGAGCTTTGCCTATCCCGAAAGGAAATGCGCGAGCTGTGTGGCACCCCGCTTAAGGACCGCCAGTTCGCCTTCTTGCGGGCCAACGGCATCCGGCACTACAAGGGGCTGGACGACCGGCCCCGGGTGCTCCGCTCCACGGTCGAAGGCGTGGGCGATGAGGCAGCCGCCAAAGCGATCGCCACCTGGAAACCGAACAAGGCCGCGTGA